TTCTGTATCTGTTAGATTTGGGTTTCATTTCATCTCTATCAATGGAGTTCTTAGAATCACCCATAATGAAACTGTTCAAAGTGTTAATCCCGGATATATTGGAATAAGGTACTACAGAGCTACTAAAACCGGAGACTTCGGTGCCGATAACTTTGTTATGCTTTCATGGGAAACTCCATATACTTCTGATGATTTAGTAGCTACTGCTTTAGCTATGGGAGATATGCACAACGTTAGTATAGATGCCGGAGACCAACCACAGGTGGCTGTGGTATGGGGTCCGCAAACTGATCTGAACACTCCAGCAGCTGCTATCTCTAAGCTCTTCTCTCAGTTAAAGCTTGACATGGTAAGAAGAAATGGAATTCTAACAGTAGGTAAGTTCGAAGACCTTGAAATCATTAAAACCATTCAGAATGAGTCTCTAGACTTTAAAGTTACTGAAGAAACTGGTGAAAGAATTAATCTAGCAATAGTAGATGGACGGGAAGATACTTATACAGCAATAGATGGACGTGACTCTAGAACTAGGGGAAGACAAATTGTAGCTTATTTTGATGTTCCAGAGTTAGATACAACAGAGAAAGTTATAGCTAGGGCTAACCAGGAGATTAGGAAAGGCGTAGAGGGTGTTAGCTATGAGGGAACTGCACCTTTATTCATGGACCTGTGGAGATTGGACGCAGTAACTTGGTACGATCCAACTGGTGTTCCCCATGACCTTAGAATTGATGAGATTAGTATAGAGATTAATCAGAGTGATAAGCCTAATCAGAAAACTAAATACACCTTAAGCCCACTATCATGACTTCAATAAAGAAGTCTATTACTAATCTTGCCGAGGAGGTAAATACTCCTAAGATTAGATTCGGCTATCTAGCAGAAGACTACGACGGGCTTAGTCAGTACGTATTAGTTTCACTCTCGAGGGGATCTTCTTCTGCTGCTTTAGCTAGAGTTTCTATAGGTGGCGGAGCATATAAATTTCCACTAGAAAATGGAGCTTTAGTCTCTGTAGTTTCTATAAATGGAGTTTTAGAAGTAATCTCATTAGGCGGCTAGAAAATGGATTTACTAAAGAAACTAGTAACTCAGCAGAGAGAAGTCTTTGATGGCTTCTTAGCGGAAGATTATGATGGCAGAAGTCAGTACATCTTAGTTAGTCTTTCACGTGGTAGTTCTAGTGCTGCTCAAGCGAGAAGTCTAGTCCCACATACTTCTAGTGCAGAAGCTGGTAGTCCAGTAAAACTAAAGTCTCTCAATGGAAAGATTTATATAGTTTCGTTCGGCGGTAGAGTAAGTAGAATTTGTGATCAATTTGAGAGAATAGCTGATGAAGTTATTATAGATCATGTTAATATAAGTGATGAAGATGACATAGAAGTTTGGGACGGTGACGATGTTATCTGGACCGGACAAACTGGTCATGCCGGTGCTAAGTATGGAGTAGATAGTCAAGGAGCTTATATAGGCGGTGTAGTAAATGCTGATGCCAGAATCTTAGAAGACTCAGTAATCATAGATTTCCCATGCACCTTTTACTTCAGGTATAAATCTAATGTAGCTTATTCTTCATTACCTTACTATATCTTACTATCGACAGAAGGGCCTGATAGCTATGGACTTGAGAATCCAGCTTATGCTGGACAACCAGATTTAGACAGCTATGTTGGTTATATAGTTGTACAAGTAGCTCTTAGGACAGCACAAGTTGACCTCTCAGTAGATACTGCACAAATAGATGGTACTCTTAATGCAACAGCTGTAGCTGCTATAGATCAGGTTGTTAATGAATGGAGATGGATAGCAGTAGACTACAATCCTGGTGTAAGTGTTGAAGTTAGAACTTGGAAAGATACAGAAGTTGAACCAGATACTGCTATAATCTCACTTGATTCTTCTGAAGATAACGCTTATATTCCATTAAGCTTAACTAGAATATGGCTTTCACAGCAAACGGCAGTCTTTGGAATTGGTAATGCTAATAACAAAGTATGGTTCAGTAGATTTTGTATAGATGATGATATATCACCAGTAATAGCTTCAGAGATTGTGCAGAGCAAACTAGGTGCCTGGGGCAGTTCTGGAATTGCTCAAACTACATCATTTGATTTACAGCCCACTGCTGGTAATACTCTTCTAGCTTTCATGTTCTGTCATGATGAAGCACAGACCGGTAATCCCATAATAGATAGTGCTGGATGGTCTCAGCTAATAAATGTACAAGATGGAGAAGCAGGCAATAAAACTGGTAAGATAAGAATATGGAGTAAAGTTGCTGGACCATCAGAAACAAAAGATGTTCACATGCCAGCTTATGGGGGTGGACATCTTCATATTCTTCACTTGTTTGAAGTCACTGGAGTTGTAACTTCTGTTGGTAGTAATAAAGATGAGATAATTCCTAATAGTGGTACTATCATAGGACCAACACTATCACCATTAGGCACGGAAACCTATGGACTAATGCTTCATGGTTCTATGGGTTCTACCGGTGATGTAGATGGTCCAGTCACTCTAGTACCAGTATCTCCATCTATACAAGATTATTACATCAGACACCCAACACACAGACCAGTCACCTTGACAGCACATCTTAATATAGATCTACCAGACACCTCGTACACGCCACAAGCTACATACACTGGTTTCTACAATGGTGGCTATGCTTGGCTTGCAGCTGCAGTAATTATAGAGCCTGGCTGATAGGAGGCAGATGACATACAATCCAATAACATTAAAAGATCTAGGATCATACTGGGTATCTCAAGGCGGAGTTAATCTGGGAGTTGTCGGCAATAAAGCTCATACTAAAGGCTATCATTTAGGTAAAGATCGCATCTATGACGGTAGTGGTCCAGGAATTGGGTCTGATGATTACTCAGTCCAGCTTGCTCGTGACAAAGCTGGACTAACTAATGCTGCTAGTGCTATAGATCTAGGAAGGCTAGACGGATCGCTTACTGATCTAAGAAAGTTCAGTAAGTGGTTAGTAGCTAGATGCATGGCCGACATTAAAGTTCGTCATGAGTTCAGAGAAATAATTTACTCACCAGATGGAACTATCGTCCAGAGATACTCCTCTGTGGACAATAAGATCCATACTGGTCCTGGAAATGGTGACGATTCACATAAGACTCATAGCCATTGTTCATTCATACGAGACACAGAGCTTAGAAATAAGATTTGGTTAATCTCACCATATTTTGCGGCACCGATACCAGCACCGGGAGGCAACATGAGCCAGTTCATTACTTACACTACACCCAAGATTGCGGTAGTACCAGCTGGTACATGGATTTATGATAATGCAGCATGTGCTCCAGCAGCTGGTAACATTCAAGTTAATCCAGGTAGAAACATGCCTGTAGCTGGTAAGGAAGCTAACGGGACCCACATCTTAGGTTACGTGGATACCACGCCCACAGAGACTGAAGTCAAAACCTACTGGGCTAAGGCTGGGACAGTGACTCTGAAAGATGCTACTTCTCCAGCACCACCAGATACCACTCCGTATGATCAAGCTGATGTCGATGAGGCCGATGCCAAGGGTTATCAGAGAGGCTTGGCGGAGGGGCATACTGACGGCGAGGTTGATGAGAAGAATAGAATAGCTGAATCAGAAAAAGAACGTATCTTAGCAATCTGAGAGGGAGATAAGATGGCAGATCAAGGTACAGTAGTTGGTGTCCTAACTGACGGAACTGGAGTTAGTTCTTTCACTGTCACCAAGTTCGTCAAGGACTTTATTGCAGATGTTCTATTATCTGGTGCAGCTGCACTAGTAGCCGTTCAGGTAGTAGATGTGGGTTCAGCCATAGCACAGCCACAGGTAGCTGCCTTTGCTCTCTTAGGAGCTGTCATCAGGGCAGGATACCGGGCCGTTCTACGGTGGGCCACGACCGATTAAATGATCTAGACACCGTATCTAGTCGATATCTGATGGACAATAGGCATCTTGTCCATTCTTTGACATATGACTGACCGGTGTGAATAATGAGAGATTCAGCTAGGAATCTCTAATGATGGTGGACAAGCCTGCGGCCTCCTCAGAGCTTGTCTATCCGGTCGAGTTCGTCTAGTACGGGCTCTACTGAGTGGATCCGGAGAGCGACGCCGCCCGCTTTCCGGATCCTACCCAACTGGAACTCCTGTATAGGAGTTGCCTCATACTCCTCGCCGCGCTTGACTTCGAATGCAAGAAAATGCCCCCGATAGCAAGCGATGATATCAGGAAGCCCGAGCGCCATGAAAGGCGACCCGTGTAACTTGATGGCGAAGCCCCCTCTTGATCTGATTGTCATCAGCACTTTGTTGACGACTTTCTTCTCGAGAGGGGGCTTTGGAGTGTTCATTGGTAGGGGAGCAGGGACTCGAACCCTGAACCGGCTGTGTATAAGACAGCTGCTCTAACCATTGAGCTACTCCCCTATGGTGCCCGGAACGAGATTCGAACTCGTACTGTACTCATTTTAAGTGAGCTTCCTCTGCCTATTGGGATACCCGGGCAGACCATGGATGCTTCCTTGATTAGTCTCTTTCTGAGCTTATTAGATTGGTAAGAAGATCCCTCTACAAGGATTTCTTCTAGTGGGATCTTCTCTCCATTCATTTAGATATCGTCTACGTCAATCTCATCCATATCTTCACCATCGTCAGCTGTCGCCGCTTCTTCTACATCTTCGTCATCGTCGGAAGTAGTAGACTGAAGCGCCGTCCACTCGGACTTGTTGAAGGTGGCCTTAATCTCAGACTTGATCTTTCCATTGTAAGGCTCGCCGTCTGCTATAGTTGCCCCGAACTTGGGCTTTGCCGCAACTATCTTAGCTAAAGGAATGTTTACCTTGCTCTGTGGAACCTTGTCCTCACCAAGCAGATCAACCAGGAATGTCCTCAAGGCCCAGAGGTTTTCTGGAACAAGGGACGTGTTGTTGTAGATAGTCTTGCCAGAGGTATTCTCACCGGCCACAGACTTGGGTTCAACTACAACGGTCTTCCATCTAAGATAGTGGCGAGAAGGGTCGTCTTTCTTAGTTTCTTGCGTTACTCCAACTACCTGCATCAGATAGTCGCCTTCTGGGACTCGATCACCACCGCCACCGCGGCGGATTTCTGCGCCTGAGAAATCCAGTGAAAGAGTGGCTGGAGTGTTACTCCGCGGGACTGGCATTCTTCAATTCTCCATTTATCTTTTCGATGAATGAACCAAATGTCGGATTACGTTCGACATATTTTAGTTCATTATAGCGATTACCAGAAACGAACTTGGTATGTGCACCAAGGAGCATCCTTCGTTCCAACCGCTTCTTGTCGTTCTCTAACTCAACCTCCTTCACATATATCCTGCCGATGATATCTACAGCTGACAGCAAGGTAGACCGTGGTGATGGCGACAATTCGGGGTGGATTTCCTGAACCGTTCCACCATCATCATCTTCATTAGTTGTCATCTTCTCTTGTGCAGTGAAGATAACATGCATAGGCAAGTTTCGGAAACGGATAATCGTTTCTTTCATTGCCTCTCCTAGTTTACCCCAGCTTCTCCTGTCTGGAGTGAGAACATCAGCAGTCATATCACGATCGGCATTCTCCTTTAGTACCCATTTCATGCAGATATTAGCTAGCATAGTAACTGTATCAATGACTACTACTTGGAACTCATGCTTACCACCACGAAGGTACCAATAGATTGGGTCTAGGTCCTCCCACCGCTGTAACTCATAGATTGTAACGTTAGCTCTATCTCTAACGCTGGCATACCCACGCTCATTACAATCTATAAGTAATGTCTTCAGGTCTGAATGGCAAGCGAAAACTGTCTTGCCTTGCTTATTCCTTCCGTAAACTACCATCTTTACCTGCGGACGAATTGAAGATGCTGGTTTTAGCTTAGCAATTGCTTTCTCGATACTACTCTCCCGAGTCGTCCCAGTCATCTTCGTAGCTGTCAGGTCTATCGCCAATTGTAGAAGCCTCCTTCAGCGTGTACATCGTGTGCCTCAAGATATCAGTGTTCATTCCATTAAGTTCTGATCTACAGAGCTCATGATATGAACACATCGTAGCGCACTCCCTAGTAATAGTTCTGCTTCTCCTCTTGTCTGTTCTGATATGTTTGGTGACGGATAGTGCGTCGAGAAGTATTTCATTGGTAACGTGCTTCTCACGAGGATAGCGATACTGTCTGAGGAAAGGGGATCTCTTGGACAAGGGCCTAAGGATATGTGCATAGTCTCTGGGATCATACCCCTCTCTTTTAAGAAATCTGTAAAGAGTAGGGTAATCTGTGAGAACTTTTCGTTTGGATATAGATCCGTCATTATTGATCCTTGGAATACTTGGTGGTTTTGATTTAACGTAGTTATATATGATCCCTGCTATATCCCATTTCCAAGCTTGATTTGCAGCCCACGGGTAGAGCATTAGCTGTGGGTCCATTGCATGGAAAGCTGTAGACTCGGGAATATTACCAGCTGTTTTATGATCTATTACCCACCAGTTACCGTCTTCATCTTCTATTGTTAAGTCTATGATTCCTTTGAGCCATTGAACTTTTCCATCAATAGTCAATGGAGTGGGAACTAAAAACTCCTGCTCAACTGCAATAACTCGCCAGTTATCATTCTTGTGATACCAGATGTATGAGAGCATAATGTTCTTAACAATATCTGGTAACGGCAGGCTAACTTGACGACCTCGTGTCTGTAAAGCAAGCTTCTCTTCATCAAATAACTTGTTCCATTCTTTAGTGAAGACTTCGCTTCCGGCCCTCCAATCACCTTCAGCATAATGGGTTTGCAGTGCAGCATGGACCCATGATCCTAAGAAAAGTGGCCGTGATTTCTTCTTAGGAACTAGTCTCTGGAGATATTTGTAATCATGTTGCTTGGGGCATCTCTGAAATGTTTTAATCTCAGACCAAGAAACAGATTCTATTTCATCTTTGGGTTCAACTAGTTGAAGTGTCACCGCCGCTCCCTTTATACTATTATATAAGAGCCAAGATCATTTGTCAATAAACTTAATCTTTAACAGGTAATTCATAGTTCCCGTCATAACTAGGCCACAGATGTACCCAATCTGGGGGATACTTGTACCGCATCATCTTCTCAAAAACTACACATCGGTCCATTCTAACACCATATAGTCTAGCAAGAACTGGCGGAGAAATATGATGAAGTTGCCCATCATTTTTACTGAGTATATTCCCGGGATGTAGAATGTACTTAGGAGGATTGTCTCTCATTTCTCTCCCCAATGATTTCCTATGGTCACATCAGCTATGATAGGAACATTGGGTTTCCATCCAAAAAGTCGCTTAAGAGGCAGATTCTCCATTGTGTTTTTGACAATTGATGCAGCCTCTTCTGAGTAATCATCCCTAGCTTCTAGTAGAACTGAGTCGTGGACATTTCCAACTATTTTACTTCTCTTCTTATCTAGTTTTTCTTGTAAGATTACCATGGATAATACCATCATATCAGACGCTAAACCCTGTATGGGTGAATTGATGGCCTGTCGTTCAGCTTCAGCTTGTACACCATCATCTGTGGAGTTGATAGTAGGTAAATGCCTAACCCTCCCGATCGGAGACGAAACTCTCCCAAGATTACGAACGAGTCTTCTTTGTCTCTCGTGCCAGGATGACAGTGCTGAATACTTTGAGAAGAATGCTTTTCTATAGGCTTGTGCTTCTTCGTCAGTGACATCGACTCCGAACTTCTCCTTTGCATAAACCTTGTAACCTCTCCAGCCCATGCCATACAAGAAACCGAAGTTGACCGACTTAGCCATCTTTCTCTCTTCTTTGGTCAACTCCCCCTGTGGCTTGCCGAGAATAAGTGCACCAGTTTGCCCATGCGGATCTTCGCCCATCTTAAAAGCTCGAATGAAAGTCTCGTCTCCGGCCAACATAGCAGCAAGTCTGAGCTCGATTTGAGCAAAGTCAGCCTCAACAAGTTTCCATCCTTCTCTGGTCCCGATGATACTTCGAACGAAAAGATCTCGTGGCACCTGTTGCATGTCTGATGATAGACGCCCAGTGACCGTACCAGCAAGATTGTAAGAGGTGTAAAGTCGTGGCTTGCGAGCACGTTTAACTCTAATAATCCAGTTCCTAGTATAGGTTGACTCATACTTCTGCCACTTTCTTAACTCCATTAGAGTATTAACGATTGGATACTTAGCTTGTAGTCTTAGAAGAACTGACTCGTTCGTAGAAGGTCTGCCTGACTTCTTACCTCTCTCAAGAATAGGCATACCAAGCCTATCAAAGAGCCAAGTACCAAGGAAAACAGGAGAACGGAAGTTGGCAAGCGGACGAATATCATCTGGTACCTGCTTTAATAGTTCGGCCTCAAGTTCAGCAATCTTAGTTAGCGCGCCTCTATGCCGTTCTTCTAACCTTCTAACGTCCACAGGGATGCCGTTAGCTTCTATGTCTACAAATGCTCTACAGGCCGGCATTACTAGATTTACGAATAGCCTAAGAAGTTGGGGTTTCTTCTTTAGTTCTTCTTTGAAGATATGATATAGACGCAGAGTGTAATCTGCATCTTTCCCATTGTAAATTGCCAGCTTGACCAGCTTGGTAACGTCAGCTCCAAAAGAGATGTTTGCTTCATATTCTTCTGCTCCGAGATAAGTCCTAGCCAGAGATTTAAGACCCTTAGGTCTATTCTCTTCCAATAAGTTCGTCGCTTGTAGAGTATCGAAGTGTCCATAAAGATTAACGCCTTTGGACTTCATCCATGCTAAATCAAATTTGAGATTGTGACCTACCATCTTCTTACCGGCCAGGGCGAGATTGAGGGCTTCGTAAACTCGCTCGATAGGAATGTCCCAGGTGGTAGCTGGATGTTCGAGCGAAACAGCAAAAGCCTTACCTGGTTCCCATGAAAATGCGACTGTGTGAATGATTCCCTGAGGTGACCAAGGGTGAAGTCCACCTTCTTCCTCCATTGGGTCGGAACTGCCAGTTTCAACGTCAAAGGCAATTGGTGTTTCTACCTCAGACAGTATCTGACATAGCTTAGCTAGACCTTTAGAGGATTGAATTAGTTTTGTCTCAGTTTCTGGGCGTCGTGTTTCACCCTTTACCATGTGTGCAAAAGCAAATAGATCAGACCTGAAAGATCCCTCAAGAGAAGGATTTCTTAATACAGCAGCTGGATGAACCGTTATGAAAGCTGTAGCTCCAGAAGCTAGTTTCCTAGAAGTTCCTCGTAACTTCATTACACCCGAAGTATTGAGGATTGCTTGAATGGCAACGTTACCGAGAAGCAAAACGTAATCAGGCCGAACAATTTCAAGTTCTGATCGTGTGTAAACTGAGCATGCATTGATTTGTCCCTTAGACGGTGTTGCGTTATCTTCCGGCCTGCACCTAACTGCGTTCGTAATGTATACGCTTTCTCTGGGCAAGCCGACCTCGGACAGTATACGATCGAGATACTTCCCAGCTGGCCCGGAAAAAGGCTTAGCGATATCATCCTCACGAGCCCCAGGCGCTTCTCCCATGAGTAATACTTTAGATGGAACAGGTCCATCACCCAAGAGGCATACTGACTGCGCATTCTCATGGAGCGGGCATAGTGTGCAGTTTTCATCTCGGACCGGCAGCCAAACTTTCTCTCTAGCTTCAGGGTTTAACATTAGCAGACCATGATTCTGGAGTCCACTTTAGATGTTCTATCCTGGCCGAATCTAGTATATCTAATGGAGTGATGTCTCTATATTCAGTATCATAAACTACTCTAATAATACCAGCATTAATGATGAGTTTAGCGCAATTTCCACAGGGGCTATGCGTACAATGGAGCTCGCTTCCCTCAGTCGAGATGCCATGTCTAGCTGCGAAGGCAATGGCATTAGCTTCAGCGTGTACGGTCCTGATACAACCAGAATAGGTACTCTCATCACAACCGACATCTGTGCAATGTGGAAGACCCCGTGGTGATCCCACATATCCCGTCGATATGATGCGACCATCACGAGAGATGATGGCTCCAACTGATGCTCTAAGACAAGTTCCTCTAGCCGATGTGATAACCGCCATCCTGATGAGCCACTCATCTCTACTTGGCCTCATTATCATTTTCTTGATTCCGCCTCTATCCTGCCGCGTTCGGCTGAGAAGATATGCATTGATGAGATATGCATGACTAACTTACCTGGCACCACCTCGTGTAGCTGATCTGAAACCCATTGTCCGAGCCGTCCAGCCATGTAGGCATCATCGCGAAAGTGTCTATAGAAATCGCAGGACCTAATGTAATAGACGATCTTGAGCTTCCCATTTCGAATGAGGAAGTGATAACCCAGAGTACAAGGGACTCGTTGATCAGCAACGGCTCCTGTATCTTCCGGGAACCAAACAGGGAGATAAGCCTGTCTCGTTCCTGGTCTTTCTTTGAGAAGTCGTACGACATCATTTAAATCACCATATGGATATCTGATGCCACCCATAACAGAGAATGCGTCGTCAGATGCCCATTTAGGCCAGAATCTCTCTGGATACGTATGAGAGAATTTTTCACCATTCATATGCTCTTCATTGCTCTTCTGAGCAAAAGGCCATCTCACGTGCGATGGAGGTGGATTATGTGGTATCCCACTTACCCTCTCTTGGAAATGTTCTTCAGCCCAAGGCATGTTAGGTTTGATAATCTCTTGCCACTCATGAACTTCTAACGGCAATGAAATATCAAATGAAACATCTTCTATCTCGATGGTCTCCGCCTGTGGTATGTTCCCTTTGATTGCTTGCCATTCCCCAACATGTACATCTAATGCCATTGATAGGTCAGCAATTATTTGTTCACAGACGTCATCAAATGAGTCTCCGTAACTTCTCATCTGGTTAATTCTCTGATTAGAGCACTGAGGGCAGACTCAGGAGTTGGCTGTTTAGTTCCCTCTTCAGGATGCTCAGCCATGCTTGCTATCCACCAAACCTTGTCCTTTTCATCCAACCAAGTATAGAATACAACCGCTTGATTCTGGAGTTTGTGTTGGACTTCTTCAGTCGTTGCCATCGTCTATTTCCACCACAGGTGAGCCTCTTCTGCCTACACCAGCGAGTACTAGCTTAGCACTATCTTGTGCTGATAACCTCCTGTTCTGCCTAATCTCAGATTGCCACCCCTTCAACTGTAGACTTGAAACTGGCATGGACCGATAGACATCAGCCTGAGAATTCTCATATTTCTTCTTCATCCTGCGGGCCGCTCGCCATCTGATATCTTCCATAGGACGATTCATATAATCTATGTAGTACTGGATAGCATTACCGATTCTATCCCCACGGGACGTGTACTCTTCAAGAAGGCCACGTTGATGCAGGAAATGAACTGTTTCCACTGTTTTGAGGATGAAGTTAGGACAGTATATCTGGAGTCTGATGGAGGCTGGGTCCACTCCCATTCGTTCAGCGAGTTTTCCAATGACGAAACTGCAGAGAGCATAATCTGCGACTCCGGAAAATCCGATGGACTGAGCACGAGTGAAAAAAGTAAGCGTAGATGGTTTTGGTTGTCTACGAAAACTAAATCCCAGCAGGCAAGATCCCCATTGGTGTACAGCCTTTTGACCAGTGAAGTTAGGCGGAACTGACTTAAACTGCCAGAGTGCGTCATATGTTTTCACATTCATAGCATTGTTCACCCAAGTGTGGAGGCTTTCAACATCCACGTATTGTCCGGTGAACTTTGTCCACTTAGTAGGAGTCAATCCAATCTCACCTAAGTCGAAGTCCATGACTCCTTCTTTGGCAATGATGTGGTTGTTATGGGAATGAATGATATTCCTATTGAAATTATCTATTACACCAGGTTTGTCATCGAGTATGGAGAAGTATATGCCTTCCCAAGCTGCCCTAATGTTGGGGAATGTTTTTACTATCATCCTCGGTCTATGTCCAAGTTAGCAGCAGCACGTCGTGATTGATCAATCTTATACAACTTTCTTTGGATAACATCTATGAATTCACTTGGCTTGATAATTCCATTAAGCATGAAAAGATCTAGGCAAGTTGAGAGTTCTGCTCGTTGAACAGTACCTTCTCCATACATGTCAACAAACCTATCTCTAACTGTTTCTGGGTCATTACCGCCAGCTCCATATAGCCTAGTAGCTGGCTGTGGAACCCATATCTTCTTGGCGTCAGGCATTGTCACTTCCCTGTGAAAGGCCACCCTTCTTTGCAGAATAGGTGCCGGAGGCAGCCCTCTTACGGTTTACCTCTTGCTTGATCTTATAGTGGTGTTCTAGTTCTTCATCATCAACCTCTAGCATAGTTAGCATGTTACCGAGGAAATGCATTACGTCAATGACCTCATCACGGATGCGGGCTCGGTTGAAGAATGGCTCGTCACTGGCCCAAGGCTTCCAACTGAATTCCTCTCTAACTTCAGCCAGCTCTTGAACGGCTGCTGTCTGGTTCCAATCCAAGTACCTAGCGACAGCTTCCTTAGTCATCAACTCCCGTTGGTACTTGTAGATTTCCCTCTGCAGCTTATCTGTTGAAGCTAACCATTTCCAATCATTCATGTACTAATCTCCATTTGATTGGGCCTGTGAAGCAGTGACGAATAATCTTGCAAGCGCCACTTGTAAGATCCCATGTACGTCCTCTAACGTAGGGGCCTCTATCAACAACCTGTACGATAACTGCCCTGCCGCCATAGGAAAACTCAACGAGAGTTCCACAACGGAGGCTTCTGTGGGCAACCCCGATTGTAGTCTTATTGAGTTTGTGTCCGCAGGCCATTCCATTCCCGTAGAGTCCGGGACCATACCATGAAATCTCTGGGTCATTATGCCAAGCTCCTACCCTACGTATCTTAGTAGGCGCCAAGCTAGCTGCTGGGACTCGTATACCTTCGGTGAGAGATGACGAACCCGGTCCATAGGGGTGGGATGTCGCCACGGATCCTGTTTGTACAAAGAGTAGAAGTATCCCACTAAGTAGTGAAAATATCTGTCGTAGTAAATCATCTATCACCCCACCAAGTACCCCTCTAACTGTCTTACTAAAGTATTGAAGTCACTTCTGTAATGCCAATCATAGACCAAAAATCTATTGCCATAATAGACTGGCTGCATCTGCATTATCTTATCGTACCCCTCTAATAATTCAGGAAGATTAGTTAAAACCCCATCCATTTGTTCATTGGTTTTAGAGTCTTTGATGATATTAGCAAGAGTAGGTCTACAATAGATTAGAAATGCTTCTTTTCTGAGCTGATTTCTAACATCAATATGTACCTTTCTGTCTCCTACAAGACTGCCACGAATGACGGGACCATAAACAAGCTCAGAATAATAAAACCTGTCATGGATAGGAATAATGCCTGGCTGATACTCAACTTCTAATTGGTACGGCCACCACTCATTGAAGTTTTGTTCTGATTGCTTATCATTAACTACTGGTAAGAGAAAATGGAATTCACTCCTGAGTTCACTGATCAGAGTAGATTTTCCACTACCGTCTATGCCCTCCACAATAATTCGTTTCATGTTACCTCCACGTGTATATTATATGACATCCCGTAATCACTTGTCAATGTCGAAGAACAAACGGATCGTGGATGACTATATCAGCAATTTTCTTCTTCTCATCTAGTGCTTTATAGGTTAAGCTATCTACTGTTCTAGGAGCTATCAGTCTATAGTATGTAACATTCTTAGTTTGCCCCGGCCTGTGGAGTCGGTCCTGAGATTGTTGCCAATGAAGTAATGAATTGCTCATAGAATAGTAGATTGCCACAGAAGCTGAGAAGAGTTCAATGCCCTCAGACCCAGCTTGGACTTGAGCTAAGAAGACTTTCACTTTAGGATTCGTCTGGAAATCTTCGACAATACTGTCCCGCTGACTGTCTGGGACACTTCCGGACAGTATTCGGTGGGGAATCCCTTTGTTGAGTAAATGCTCTTCAACTCTCCTAAGATCAGGAATAAACCTGAAGAACACCACTACCTTTTGATCCTCAGCAAGCACGTCATCGAGAAGATCCTTGAATACTTCAAGTTTAGAATTATCAAATATGCGGATATTACCGTCAACGTCTTTGATAAAGCCTGAAGTTATCTGCTGTAAACGTAGAATCTTAGTAAGAACAATGGTAGCAGTGGCGTGGGTTTCTTCAATCTCAATAATGGCCTGCTCTGACATCTGCTTATACAACTTCAGAGCACGGTCCGAAAGTGTTACAGGCACGTCCTGGAACAGTTTTTCAGGTAAGTCTAAGCACTGTGTCTTCTTGATGCGGAAGGACCACTCGCGGACTTTCTGAATAAGGATATCTAAGTTACGGTATCTGAGTAGCTGATACTTCCCAAAGCCTCCCCAGATACCAAATGTGAATTTGAACTGATACCAGTTCTCACCAAAGATACTGTGATTCAACGCTCTGAACTGTCCGAAGACGTCAAGAGGAGCTTTGGTGATGGGAGTACCTGTAAGGAGAAGTCTTTGGCTAGACTCCCTCGCAATCCTCCAGGCCGCTTTTGATTGCTTGGCAGTAGGAGACTTAATACGATGAGACTCGTCAAAGATGACGAGGTCAGGCGCCCATTTTCTGATAAGGGCTTCCACTCCTGGTCCTGATCTAGGTGAACGCCATATGCCTTCATAGTTGATAAGAACATAGGTAAGCTTGGATTCATCAGGAGCTCGCAAAATTGATGTAAGATATCTAACTCGTGTATTTGTATTCCCACTAAGCCTGTATATTCTGGACGGGACATCTGAATGCTGCCGTATCTGACGCGGCCACACTCCAAGCACACTAAGCGGAGCAACGATGAGTACTTTCTTGGTTCCATAGTTGTAGAATCCAATGCCTGCCCAGTCAATAGCAACCTTCGTCTTTCCAGTTCCCATCTCCATGAACAGAGCGCACTGCCCATTAAGTTTCTGGATCTTGGCTAAGGCTCTTTTTTGATGAGAATATGGCTCAGTCTTGTACCGATATCTAAGCTTCTGTGACTTCAATGAGAGGTTCAACATCATCAGCTGTTAGAATGCGCCTTCCACAAGACTGTGCGCCAGAGTCAGATCTAGTACTAATATGAACCCACTGTTCTGGTAACTCTACTTTCTTTCCAATCACAATATTAGAAGGTGGTACTACCCTTACTCTAATACCATCTTGCTTGCAAAAGAATCTACTTTCGGCCACGAATTCTCCTTCTACCTGACTGTTCTTCTGTTGGCTGTCGTTTCCTCATATCCTTAGCAGTAAAGTATCTCTCAGCGAAAACCGGATTGTAAATCCTAACATAATAGTCCATGATAGAGATTGTACAGGTTGTACACCTAAGTAGTTCTGGAGTCAAGTACTCCTCATGTTTGACGGCAGTTTCTTGAAACTCTTTCCACTTCAAACAGTACGGGCACCACAGGAGGCCCAGCCGTGTGGGCTCTTTCATCTTAGCTGGAGGTGGAAACCCCCTCCGCCTTGAGATAACATCTGCTAAAAGACCGCGGCGTCGCAGTTCATTTGCGAAGGCCACGGCCCCAGATTCTTTGGGAGAATTACCCTCAAAGACCTTTCTGACTAGATGTTCCCCGTCATTCCATTGTACGTTCCAAGCGTTATCCACAGCCTCCTCCTAAATGGAATGATATGAAGAGCTCGACCTACAGAAGTTGACGTGAGACAACTCCTTCTTTCTGTCGAGCTCTTCAGGTGTGAACAGCGGTTATAGTCTAGGTGAAGAAGGTTCCGACTGACTAACGCGAATCAGTCGTCGGGGTTCAATTTGACCACTCCCGCTGTCCACTGGACTAATATATAACATCTCGAAATCTTTGTCAAGGACTAAGTTTCTAGCCTGAGTTCTACCTGTTGACAAGGCAAATCTTATAGTATATTATAGAAGAGTGGACGGTCAGAATTACTGACCACGCGTATAGGAGAAAGAGATGGCACGATATACTACTGCCAGTGATACTGCTGAGCGGTTAGGCTTAGAGCACAAAGAGGTAATCCGTAGGATACGGAAGGGTGATATAGTCGCACGAAAGTTAGGCTGGAACTGGATTATTGAAGAGGGTGAGGTAGATGCAGTGCTTGAGAAGCCGTGGTATAAGAAATTAATGGAGCTTAGGGCACAGCGCCGGGCGTCATAACCTCAGATGTCAGACGGACAAGTTGAAAGACTTCTAGCTGCCGTCTGGGGTTCTCGTCAGGGCTACGCTTTCCTTCCGTACAAGGATACCACTGAAGAACGTAGGTGGCATGAAGTTCCTGGCCTGTTCTGGACCGGTAGTAATCTACCGTCTTTAGAGGACCATAAATCTGATCTTTACTTTTGCCCGGTTCTATTCAAAGAAAATAAACGTCAGAAAGAATTCGCACTAGCAACAAACATCCTCTGGGCTGACCTAGATCCAGTACATCCTAACGATTGTAGACTCAAGCCTTCAATCGCCTGGGAATCAAGTCCCGGAAGGTACCAGGCCCTGTGGTTCTTGACTGTTGAAGTGTCGGCGGAAGAGGCGTCACAACTATCAAAGCGTATAGCTTATGCTGATGGCGGCGACCGCAGTGGCTGGGATGTTACTCAGGTCCTGAGGATACCCGGCACTCACAATTATAAGTATGACTCAGCGCCTGAGGTCCAACTTCTGTGGGCGAAGAGGAATGCTTACTCTGTTGATGAGATAATGGCCGCGTATCCTCAGATTGAGGAAGAGCATGAGAAATCAAATGGGGTATCCTCTTCACTCAGCCTCGGCCTCGGCGGAGCCCCTAAAGATTGGCCAGATGTAGATGAACAGACAATACAAGCGGCCATTCAATCACTTAAACTGGGACTCAGAAAACGAATTACTCGAGACCCAGCAGGAGCGGACAGAAGTAAGGAAATTCAACTTCTTGCCAGAGACCTTATTCAGGCAGGAGTATTTCCCGAGGTTGCTGTTCACATTCTTCAGCGATCGACCTTCAATAAGTATGCAGGACGTAGGACTGAGCACACCGACTTACTTAGACACGTCCAGCAAGCTCAAGAAATAGTTGAGGTAAGGAAGCAAAAGAAGTCGCAACCGTCTGAACCCATCGAACAGATGGAAGTTCATACGTGGGGCAACTTCATGCAAATTCCCACTAAACTGGAGTGGTTAGTTGATGAAGCTTGGGTGGATCAGTCGGTCGGTTTCATCTCAGGAAGAAGCAAATCCTATAAGACTTGGATTGCTCTTGATCTGGCATTGTCTATTGTGTCGGGGAAAGCATTCTTGGGACGGTACGAGGTACGGAGAACTGGCCCTGTACTGCTCATACAAGAAGAGGACCCGTCATCTGTTCTTCAGGAGCGTCTCAGACTCATTGGTAAATCAAAGGAAATGCTCCCGACCGCCACAGTTGTGGACGAAATAGTTCAGATTACTTACCCAGATTTTCCTCTCCATATCATTAACCTCCAAGGATTTAATCTTGGTAGTGATGATAAAATCTCTCAGGTGAGAAGACTCATAGCCGAAATAAACCCAGTTATGGTCATACTTGATCCGCTGATTGTCATGTTAGGATCAGTAGATGAGAACCGTGCCACAGAGGTGGCTACTCTGCTCCAAGTAGTCAAGATGTGGAGAGAAGAATTCGGTTGCTCAGTTGTTATTGTTCATCACTGGAACAAGACTAAGACAGAAGACGGTGAGAGATTTGCTCAGCACATGTATGGTTCATTCGCGTTCCATGCTTGGTTAGAGTCTGCACTACATGTGATGCCTGTTATTGAGGAAGAACAGGAAAGAATTGACAGCGTTATAATAGAGAAAGAGTTTAAGGCTGCGCCATCTGGTAGATCACTCAAACTCAAATTTAAGATTGATACCATTGAGAAGTATACTTATGAAGTTGACTTCGAAGATAGTAAGTCCATGAATGCCACAGAGCAGTCACTGTATGACGCCATCAGTGAAAGCTCATTTACTGGTCTAACAACTCCAGAACTAGTTGCTATTACTGGACACGCACGGGCTAGAGTTTCTGAGTATCTAAACCGTCTAGTAAGATTTAAGATGGTGGTAGTAAGTGCTGGAGGTGGCAGAGGCAAGAGCTCCAGGTACTGGTTGCCAGATAACAGGCCGGCGGAGGAGAAATAGCCTACATGTTGACAGGATTCTTCTGGTATTATATAATAGAAATGGACAATAGACAGGGGACCATATTCAAGGTTCCTGTATTGTTCTCATGAATAGGAGGCGCGGCTTGCTCGCTGAGCTAAGTGAAATCCAGGAGAATTACCGCGGTATCCTTATAGGACTCAGAACTAAGGAGGACAGGTCTTTCTCTGAAGCTATCACCGCTAGCGTTGGGATGGATGATGAAGCTCTAATCTCGGTCGCTTGTATATTCTTCGAAATGCGAGGAGATATTCCTGGGATTGATACCCAAGAAGAAAACGACATCTTACTAGCACAAGAGTTTATCGATCATCTTGATACACTAGGGAAGGTGATCGTTGCAAAATGACGCATCAAGATACAGACCCAGTTACTTGGCTTGAGTTTAGAAAGTTAATTGCTTACACCAAAAAACTCGAGGCAAGACTGGGTGATGCCTTTGAAGCAATATCCACAGGCGATGAGACTCAAGCAGAATTTTGGAATGAGCATGAGGAAAAGATCAATCGTCATCAACGCTCTCTTCGAAGGCTGGAGAAGAGAATGACAGAACTAGAATCTGAATGACTAGATCTAGAAGGGCTAGAGCGGAAGATCAGGCCGCTTTCAGCAACTCCAATGCCAATCCAAGGATGCGACCAAACTATAGTGCTTTAGTTCACAAGCTAAGGCAAATGAAGCTACTTGAGGATCCCTACTTTGCTAGAATGGTGATAGATGACATGATCTATCACCGTTTCATTTTCCAAGAGAAACACCCAAACCATCTGTGGTTCTTACTCCAACAAATTCATTCCTATTGGATAAGATCCATTGATGCTGATGGTGCAACTACTAGTGGAGAAGAGAGGCAAAAACTTTTTCTCGAAACTGAAAAGGGGGATATTTTGAATTTGAATGAAGATGCTTCTCAAAAAGTTGAGATTGATTTAGACTCAAAGGAGCTCAAACGGTCTGCCAGAGAACAAATTGCTCTTCACACCTATGATCCGACCTCAAGAAATGGTGTAGAATTTCCAGTATGCCATTGTGGCCGTCAATTTGATCTTTTCGAGGAATGGGCAAATCACACTCGTTCAGTAATCTGGAAGGTGTTGCGTGAGTCGGCTAACAGCTCTAGCGATCATTCAAACAAGAGAGAAACACCTGATCAAGAGGATCAGGCCGATCAGTGAAAAGAAACTAATGAATCATGAGTTCAGAAACAGCCTAACAACTCCAGAACGGAAAGGAAGATGTGATTGGTGTGACGCCAAAAGATTTGAAAACCAACTCCACTTCTTCTAAGCTAACCCCGACTGACCCGACCCCGCGTGACGTGACGGAGCTACGGGAACAAGTCGTCGGCGCGATGCCGTGGTATGACGACGCACATCCCGATTACACCGAACTGGACGCCATCCTCCGTGCCGCCCTCACCCGGAGCGAGCTGGTCCCGCTGGACGTGGCGCGGCTGGCGGACCACATCTTCATCCAACGCCAGTTCGAGACGGTGTGTGCTGTCACGGGTTGTGAGCATCCGCCAGCCGCCGATCCGCCCGCGCTGGACGACGACTTCCCCAACACTGAGGACTACTGGCGCGGATACCGGGATGGTCGGGCGTTCGCCGCCGAACCGCCCAGCCGTTCCACCATCGCACGTCTCACCCGCGAACGTGAACACCGGGAAGGCAACGCATGGTGGCGATGCATCCCTATCATGGATGCCGCCCTCGCCGACGCCGACACTCCGAAGTATAGAATTGACGTTATCTCAACAATCAACGGACAGGCGTTCCATAAGCAGGAAGTTTATGTTAGAAATGGCGATTCAATCACTATAGATTTTCCAGCAAAGTTCGAGGTTGAGTTGGCTAAAGACGTTACTTACAAGATAAAGTAATAACATAGAAATGACACGCGATCAAGCATTAGGTTGCTTATTTGTTTTAGTATTCTCAGTAGTTGCCTGGTCAATTATTCTCTACGCAATCAAGTTAGTTATAGGAAAATGAAATGGGCGAGTTATTTCATATTGCTGCTGAAACTTTACCAATCTGGAGAGATTCAGCTATAGTAGTTCTGGCTCTAATAGTTATCGGACTTATCATGGTAGCCACAGAGGTTTACGGCGGGCGGTGAGTCAAACGGTCTACGTGAACAGCATCCAGTCGATGCACGATAGCCCTAGATTACTTCCACACCTACTCAGCGGTCGGTCGACCCATTGGGCGCCGCGGAGAACTTAAGATGGAAAACCGGACGTGCGGGAAGTGTCATCTGAGTAAGCCGGTTTCTATGTTTTATGCTGGTCAGGGGAATACGTGCAAATCCTGCATCAAGGCTAAGAATAGGGTTTGGAGGAAGGAAAATCCACTGAGGTATAGGGCTACGAGGAAGGCCCATGATGATGGTAATGCAGAGGTCGCGGTTAGGAGAAGAAAGAACAGGCTCCGGCGGAGATATAATCTCAAACCAGCGAGAGTTGTAGAGCTACTAGAGAACCAGGATTATAAGTGTGCTATTTGTCTAGCGGAGCTCCATTCTCCATTTGATTTAGATCCGCCTGAAAACACAACTAAACCAGTAGTTGATCACGACCACAGGGATGGTCATGTTAGAGGGATTTTGTGTTCTGCTTGTAATACGGGGCTTGGACAGTTCGAAGATGATCCGAAGATGGTTAAAGCTGCATACTACTACCTGAAGCGAGACATTGAAGCTCAGCTATCACGATCTAAAATAGGAGATAAAGATTTTGGATCCCGTGGGGTAGTGTACGATGAGTAATCAGGTAGTCAAAGATTTGACTTGTCATCATGTACTATTACCTGGAACATACACTGTGGAAAGAATTGAGATAGATCATGAACCATATCTATCTTACTATTGCCCTTGGTGCGGTGAACTGGCATTATTAGATTTCAGAGGTTATAAGCAAGTAAACCACAGAGAATATGTGGGTAATACTGTCTATGAGAAAGATTAGTCAGTTAGCCTTGGGATTAAACTGTCCAATACTGTTACCGCCCCCTAAAGGGGGCTGGTATACAACAGTAGTTGGGACAGTTTAATCTTACCCAAAGGCAAAACCGTTACAACTGTTACAATACTGTCCACCGGACTATTGGGACAGTTTAAACTTTACTCCCGCCTGTGGAAGTTGCTTAAGAATGAGTGAAAACTTCTAAGAAAAAACGCCTTAAGAAGACCTTTTCTTTAGAGAAAATATTGTCTATTTACTGGATTCTCAGGATCCCGGCAATCCCATCTGGGATCAAAAAGTTTGGCATGAGAAGTAAAGTTGGAAATGTCGAGCTTAGGGGAAAACTCAAATGGGGTTCCAAAATCAAAAAAAGAGAAGCGAGTTTTGATCTTGAGGAACCGAGTGGCGGCTCTTTGGGAGCTCGCTAACCCAGGGTGGGTTGGTTGCCCATAAGGCAATTTTTGGCTTAGATGTGTTTTTACAAACTCATTGACAATTGGCACTGGGTATAATATAATAGTAGTGTCAGGACGGACGGGACAGGGACAAAGGATCCCCGCCCCCGTCGGGACTAGGTTAGGAGGTAAGGGAAATGGGAAGGAAGGAAATCACCTTCGCCGGATGGACAATCCGCTTATTCCCCCGACCCACCAGCTTCGGCCGCCGCTACGGTCGAACCGGGGCCTGGTATTACGCCAGGATCGCTCGCATTGGGATCGCCCTTCGACTGCCACGATCGGGTGGATGGAACCGATGAGCCGACCCGCTAGCCTTCGCCCGTCTTCCTCGCCTATCCTTGCCAGGCAGAAGCAGACAGGCGGGAAAAAGCTAGAGTTGGATTGGGAGCATATCGAGCTTTCCAATAACCACAACGCCAATACTGACTTCAACATCATGGACCTAACCCACCTCAGGATCCAATTGGTCGAGGCTGAGAGGCTGGGGAAAACCTCCGCGGTTAGAAAAATCCGCAGAGAGATTTCAAGGATCCAGGAAAACCAACTGGCCATCCACGCCACCTTCTGTGGGGGATGCGGTTATTACCAACACAACTGCCGCTGCGAGGGACTCGAGGAGGGATCAAGATCGACTAAATACCGACGACGAACCTACCGCAAAGCCGCCGTCAGAGTTCTACACCGAATCCTAAACCAAGTTCACGAGGAAATTCTCGCCGAAGAAAAGGCACAGGAAGACTTCAATAAGCGGAACAGGAAGGGGAATCGGTAATGGCGAAGTTGGTCGTAACTACTATGCCTTGTATCGAATGCGGTAAGAAGACTGAGGTTGAGGTTGATCCAGTAGCTTGGGAAAACTACACAAGGCGTGGAATGTATGTTCAAGAGGCATTCCCCGACTGGTCCGCAGATCGTAGAGAACTTCTTATTACCGGAACTCACCCAGAGTGCTGGAGTAAGATTTTCCCACCAGAAGAAGAGGTTGGATGATGGGTAAGCCTCATTGGGACAAGATGGATGATCTACTCACTCGGGTGGGGATCACCATGGACGACTCTTTGGAGGATCGACTGAAGTTTGATGCACTTACAAGCCTCATGGGATATTTCGGAGAGGAGGTCATTGCTGAAGTAGATGTTAGAAGTGCTCCAGACAGTTCTTCTTGGTGGAAGGAGTATGCGGAGGAGTTCTTGGTTGGATGATCACTGACATAGTAGTTCAGGATGAAATGCCAAACCGAGTGGCACCGCTTTAGGAGGTAAGGCTAAGTGGATCAGAAGACCACATATTTCTCAGGACCAACTGACCTTCACGCCTTTGAGGCAGATGTGAACGAGGAAGGGATTCTCTTCTCGTTCAATAACACTGGAGGCTACATCGACTGCCGCATCTGTGGAAGAGACAACCGCAACTCAATTCACGCGGTTGCTTGTGAAGAACTTCTGAACGCCTTAGATGCTTTTTACGATGATCCCATGACTCAAGCCTACGGTGCTAATGATGTGGATGAGTTATTGGTTAGAGAGCACAAGAAGAAGCATGGATGTTGGGGTCTTGGACTTCAGGAGCCATAAAGATGTACGTTTCGCCCAACTTCAAATACAAGAAGCAGCTCATTGAAGCGGTCAAGGCTGGGAAGAAGGTTGAAGTTTATCTGCCCGGTTACCGCTTCGGCGGACCTCTCACCGGCGACCACTCTGTGGAGGGGCCGCATTACCCAGAACTCCATAGGTGGTATGCGAGGGTTAGAGTAGTTGAGAATATGGTAGTGGAGGTCATCTCATGATCTGGCGATGGGTAGTAATCTGCTTGGGTAATGAGCCTTTAGCTTTTGGGCCTTTTGATTCAGAACTTGAGGCCGACGAGTATTTGGAAGCTCATGCTCCACTACATTTAGACGGATCAACCACCTGTAATAATGGGATTGAGGTTGATGATCATCATGTACTGGAGATGACGCCGTGATGGCTTTGTTCGATTACGTTGGGTGGACTCCCGAGGAGATTGCAGCCGAAGAGGCATTTACTGCTCAGTTGAAGTACACGGCTGAGATGATTGATGGTATGGTAAAGGATGGCGGCCATCACCACTTCACTGACGACTGCGGAGATTATCTCTTTGCTGCCTTGGACATCTCCAGGGATTTACAAGCTGCTAGGATGAATGGGCCTGAGGATTTGATAGAGGCGCTAAAAGAATATGCGGTGGCAGAGGAGGGGTATGAAGGAGAAGATATAAGGAAGATCGATATGATGGCTTGTGACGGAGTATCGCCTGGATTGATGAAGTACATCGATTCCATTAGTAAGGAGCAGGAGGTAGATTAGGATGATCTTCGAACGTGACCCAGAAGAGGTTGGTCCTGAGAGCTTTGAGGATGTAGAGTTCAGGATGGACCTCCAAGAGTCTATTCACGAGTTTGATCCAGATCCAGTGACGGGGAAGTGCCGCAGATATCTTATCCGTCGTGGGATGCAGGGAGTACAGTGCAATTCCACTCAGAAGTGGAGTGTATTCCACGACAACTCTGATGATCCACAAGATAAGTTCATGGAGGGTGGAAGTCATTGGCATGGCGGTGGGGATTGCATGTGCTTTGAGGATATTGACTACTATGGATGAGATGGAACTCTACGAAGTAGAAGACCACATCATGGCTCATCAGAGAACATGGATCAAGAACCATTACGGACAGAAGCAAGCAGATATTGCTAACTATGGCTGGGGAATTTACGAAGATGATCAGCTAGGTCCAGTAGTCGAAACTAAGATCTATGGTCCATGGAAATGCATCTCAACAACATATAGAAATGGCAAGTATGAGGATGTGGTCACGGACCTAAGCAGATGAAAACGGCTTTTGTAGTTGATGGGGGCAGTCAGCTAGATCTTCTTATCTTCCACCTCAAAGAGGCTCAAGCTAGAAGGGCTGGGGTAGTACTGCTTTACACCTCTGATGAAGATAAAGTTAATGATGAATTGAGTAACGCCTCAGAGGCTATGGCTGTAGATGTTGAGTATATGCCTGAATCTCCAGATTTACTCTTCTTTGGAACAATCACGGTATTGGGGTTTGAGGGGGCTGTAGATGACTTTAGGGGAGCTTTAGAAGTAGATGAACGACTTAACTAGAGATTGGGTAAAATCTATCCAAGACTCGAATGCCAGCCCAACCTCAAAAACGTTGAATATCTATAACCGCTTAATCTCTGATGAAGGTCTTTTTGGAAAGGCTTTCTTTGGGCACAGGGCAACTTCTAAAGAGCGCAGGCGGATCAACTCCCTGTGGAAGCTGTCTATGAAGCTGGGAGGTCTGAATGCTGAAAACGCGGGACAACTTGAGGCCAGCAACCCTGGAAGGCTACATCGGGCAGGAGCAGGTGAAGGATCTGCTGGAGACCTCCATTCTAGCAGCTAAGGGTAGAAACGAGCCGCTGGATCACGTTCTTCTTAATGGACCGCCAGGGTTGGGTAAAACAACCTTAGCTTTGATTATTGCCAATATGATGGAAAGGAAGTTGAAGATCATTCTGGGGCCTAGTTTAGGGGGTCCTAGGGATGTGGTAACTCTGGTGCTCTTGCTTCCAAAAAGTACAGATCTTTTCATTGACGAGATCCATAGGGTAAGAAAAGCAACTCAAGAAGTTCTATATCCTCTACTTGAAGACGGGATTTTACATTCTACTCTATCTTCTGCTGAGATGCCAGTACCCCCAATGACGATCATGGGAGCAACTACTAATATTGGTAGATTGGAACAGCCCTTCATTGACAGGTTCGGGCTACAGTTCCAGCTACAATATTATAAGGTAGATGAGTTAGCAACTATTCTTGCTGCCTCAGCTGAGAAACTAAAAGTCAAGGTTGATAATGATGTTCTAGTTCATATCGCACAAAGATCTAGAGGAACTCCACGGATTGCCAACAACATTCTAAAAAGGGTCAGGGACTACTCTGTGGTTCTCAAGGTGGATAAAACTACTCCCGAGTTCACTGACAAGATCATTTTAGAGAAACTGAGAACTGACGAACTTGGGCTGAGGCCATTGGATTATAGATATCTTAGAACACTGAATAGAGCTCCAGCTAGTATTGGAGTACAGACTATTGCATCCACAATCAATGAGGAGGTGGAGACAGTAGAAGACTTTATCGAACCATTCTTACTTAGCTTAGGGTTCATTCAAAGGGAAAGAACGGGTCGATGTCTTACAGAGGCTGGAGACAAGTTTATAGCTGGGAAAGGTAGAATGTGGAAATGATGATTCTGAATGGGGATGATGATTTCTACGAGGAGTCAGAGTTCGAGCCTTCTGACATGGATGAGGAGGATTGGGACGGTAGTAGGTTGGAATTTCAAGATCCAGGAGGCAATTCAGCTCTGAGAGCAGCCTCTCCAACCAACCCAAGAAACCTCCCATGCCCCACCTGTGGAAGGAAGAACATGCTAACACCAAAGGATGTTGCACTTCACTACCAGTGTGATTATTGTGCTGATGCTGCAGAAGGGATTGGTTTTGGTGGCGAGTACTAAGAAGAAGTTCGTTACTTATGATGAAGCTGAGAAGGTAGCTAAGTTGGTTGAACTTCAAGCCAAGGGTATTTATGTTCGTGAGTTCCATTATGGTGGAAAGTATGGAAAGCCCAAGCCCAACCGCTGGGAACTCTTCTGGGAGGAATGATGCAGAGGCTGAAACCAGATCTAACTACTATCCAGTCAGAGCCACGTGTAGTAGTAATTTTTAGTGAGTATGAGAAAAATATCCTTCTTGCTTTACTACATCATCCCATGATTGATAGTTTGAGTTTGCCCATTACTGGCAAGAGATTTGATCTAACTGCTATCAAGCGGTTTCGTGAGATGGCACATGAACTTGAGAGATAATATGAGGTTGAAGTGTTTTTACAAACTCCTTGACAATCAGAACCTAGGAATATATAATACTATTGACGGACCAGACGGTCACGTCACGCGGAACCAATCCGCTTAGGTTAGGAGGTAGAATATGAGAATTGGGTTTACTGGTACAAGAGTTGGGATGTCCGGTAAGCAGAAGAAAGAACTGAAGAAACTCTTGATGGGAGCTTCTGAGTTTCACCACGGGGATTGTGTAGGGGCTGATGCTGAAGCAGATCAAATAGCCCGTGAGTTGGGTGTTAGAATCTTCATTCATCCACCTGAGATAAAGGATCTGAGAGCATATTGCTATCAGCCTGCTGACGTAATGTTTAACCCACGACCTTACCTTGATAGGAACAAGGATATCGTTAACTCAACAGACTTTCTTATTGGTGCTCCTAGTACTGACAATGAGCAGATGAGGTCTGGAACTTGGTCTACTATTAGGTATGGTCGTAAAGTTGGAAAAAGAGTTGTTATACTTAGGAGGAAGTAGGGTAATGACGGAATTGGAGTTCATGGGGGATGAGGATAGTTGGCCTGGATGGCCTATCCTCCCGCTGAAGAAGAAGGGTTCAGTACATGATGAAAAGGGTACTGGTGTTCTAGTAGCTGGTCATGGACCCGTGATCTATCTGATCAACATGTATGCCATCACTGGACTAGCCTCTATCAAAGCTGCCGAGCAACTCAAGTTTGATTCACTTACGGCTATTGTAGATAACGGATGGGTGGTAGACTAAGATGAGCATGACCGATGAAGAGAAGTTAGTTCTAGCAAAAGATCTTCTAGAGAGATTTGTTCTGGATGAGTCCGGCTTCGCTCAGTCGGAAGCAACAGCTTATCTGGAGGGGCACGAGGGGTTTGAGGTTGAGTGGGTTCTGAATAGAGAAGGTGATATCCTCCTTTTACTTCTCTGGAAGTATAGTCCAGATCCATTGCATGCTATGGAAGAGGAGTTCATTATCGAGTTTGCTGGGCATGATGCTAACATCGTTTCTGTCTTCAACCTGGCGAAGTCGGTTCAGCTATGAAGAACATTAGGGGAAGTCACCGCCCTCCTGTGAATCCGGATGTTAATGTTATCCACGAGGAGGTTTGGCTAGTCAAACGAGTTGGTAGGTTAGATGAGGTGGTCAATAGAGAAACCGGAAGTATTAGGTACAGGGTGAAGATTTGGGATGAGGGTAGAGATGCCTTTGTTACTCAGAACTTCAATGACCAAGTGCCCGCTGAGGATTTCCTTGAGGGGTTGAAGGAAGATGGCGAGCGCCATCATAAGTTTAGGTTGGAGGATTAGATCATGGCTAAGTCTGGTAGTGAAACAATCATCCTCGAGCGTCATGAGTTCATCGGTGAGATTGTACCCGGGTCTGGTACTGAGTCTATGGTAGTTGCTGCTTTCAAGATGGCTGGGGAATACCTCAGTGAGCATGATGATCAGACCGGGGTAAATATCGAGTTCAAGTACTACGGCAGAACTTTTAATGCTTCTCTCCTACCTGACGAGAGCCTTTCTTCAGTTAGGAAGGATGATTATTGATGGCTGGTCTTCTTGAGAATATTAGGGTTGGGAAGTACGACGCTAGCTTAGATAGGATCATTGATGCTTGCAGATCTAGGAAAGAGAACCGCATCTATAGCCTCAAGCCTGGAGATAAAGTAAAGTTCTCTGACTCGGTTCGGCCTGAATATCTTCGAGGAGTAGAATCCACAATCATCTCATGGCGCCGTACTAAGGTATTGATCCAGATGGATCCGTCAGCTAACTACGCTGGACGCTTCCTTAGAGGCGGCGGTAGGATCATCGCACACCCATCTGGACTCATCCCTGTGGAGGATTAGCTATGAGAAGTTACCTGGATGATCCAGAGCATGACTGGTCAATTGATCCGACTGCGGGTGATGGAACATCCTTAAACTCTCTGATGAATGAACTCTGTAGTAGGTTGACTGAGGAAGAGGAGCTACAAATCATCTTTAGGGGTTATGCTGGGTTGAAGATGAGATATCCAGAAGCTTCGGATCCAGAATGCCTCCAAACCTCTATGATTTGGTATTACGGATGAAGTACGAAATCCTCAAGCCTACTTGTGTAGCTTGTCAGAAGGAGATTGATAGTCCGGCTGATTGTATCATGGAAAGTTTTAGGCTCGGCATTCCCATCCATACCGAGTGCAGTAAGGTTGTTGATAGGTTTTTAGCTGCCTGGCAAAAAGCATTCGGAGTAGAGTATGGAGCTGGTGATGATTGAGAATGAGTACCCAGCTGTTGACCAGAAGCTTTTAGAAGATCGTATGCCGTCAGAGTTACTAGATCCTCTGGAGAAAGAAGATATCTCTCAAGTTCTGGGTGACTGGCTTGGGATCAACGATATGCATGATCAAAATGAGGGTGACTTTGATGAGCCAGGTGGGTACGGTGAGTTCATCCGTTTCTACCTTCGAGTAGCTAGGATCTACTATGTATTCACGGGCTGTGACTATCTCTGCAATCATAGCTATCTCACTAACTTTGAGGGGAGGGCAGTCTAGGGTTAGGTACTAAGTTTACAAAATCCTTGACAACTACAATCAGGTTGTTATATAATAGTTATGTAGAGGGACAGAAAGTCCTTCATCACAAGGAGGCCAGAAGTGGCAACAGCTAAGGCGACGGCGAAGAAGGCTACAGCCCCGGCGGTCGTGGAAGAGCCTGAGGAAGACGACGAGATCGAGGCTCTGGACGAGGTCGAGGAAGAGGTTGAGGCGCCGGCCAAGAAGCCGCGGGCAAAGAAGGCAAAGGCCGTCAAGGAAGAGCTTGAGGGTTACACCACTAAGGAAGTCGGCGAGATGCTGGGGATTGCTCCAGTTAAGCTCCGCCGAATCCTTCGCACTGATGACTTCTTCAACGACAAGGGGTACACACGCTACCGCCTGAGCGATGAGGATGTTGAGCGGATCAAGGCTGCCATTGCAGCTGGAGCGACGGCTGAGAAGAAGCCTCGCACCAAGAAGGCGACGAAGGCAAAGAAGACCCAGGAAGCGGCAGAGGATGTCTCCGCTGAACTGGAAGAGCTGGACGACCTCGCCGATGAGGATGAGGAAGTTGCGGATATTGACCTCGAGGATGATACCGAGTCTGAGGATGAGGACCTTGAGGAAGAGGAGGAAGAGGAAGACGACGAGTAATCTCGTCTAACTCTCAAGAGGGTAGGTAGTTTAACCGCTATCTACCCTCTTTTTGTACCTTCTTTGGCTAGGAACCTGGGTAGTTTCAAGATTGATCACCTCTTCTCGACACCAGGTTTGGTTCCGACACAGGAACATCCTGAAAGCTTCGGCTTTGGTAGATCAGGATCAGGCTCGGTAACATGGTAGTTGGGTTGGATCTTGAGGAACCGCAAGGCGCCTCTTTATAGGATTAGCTGTGCAGTTTAGGTTGGGAACCGCCTGTGGGGGATCCCGTGGGGAGGGGTATCCATCTTCCCCATCTTTCCTGATGGATGCCAATATCAATCCATGATGGATGCCAATATCAATCCCTATGGATGCCAATATCTATCCAAATGGATGCCAATATCTATCCAAGTGGATGCCAATATCATTGCCAGATGGATGCCAATATCATTGCCAGATGGATGCCAATGACATTCCTGTAGCGGATCCATAGGATCTTAAGGAACTGGGGCTCTGGAAGTTAGGCTCCAAGGAACCTTGCATAGTAGATCTTGAGGAACTTGAGGAACCTAACGCAGGCTCTTTAGGTAGATTGATGAGTAGGATGCCTTGGACAAACTATGTGGATGCCATATACCTACACTTCTCCCATCTTTTTCCAGGATCAATCCCTCCCAGGACCACTTTACTAAGGGAAGAGCTTATCAAACTTCGCGTTTTTGCCTTAAGAGCCCAAAGCTCTGCCTACCATCTTCCAATATTTTTGACGTTTTTTGTGACAATATTGGCGGGCCGATAGTTGCTTGCGCACACAACGAGTCTGCGACCGACGAATAGACCCGCCCGACCGCAAGGGCCGAGCGGGTCCGAGTCTGTTACAGGTCCTCCTCAACGAGCGCGAGCGCGTCAGGGTCCATGTCTGGACCATAGCGGGTCGTCCCGCCCGTATGGTCGTCATCAGCACGCCCGCACCATGACCGGACGTTGATACCGTCAGGGGATAGCACGAGGTCCCTGTCCCATGCGGGCGGTCGCAGACGAGCCTTGAGCGGTACGCGATCGCGCTCAATGACGATACGTCGCGCGGGCTGGCCACAGGGACATGACGCACCCATGATCGCCGCGACCGCAAGAGCGCGGTACGCGTCGTCAATGACGAGAGTGACGCTACGACGCATCAGGAACGCTCGCAGTCTTAGGCTTGGCCGTGCGTGGCTTGCGGAGTGTCACGCCCGCACGCTTGGCGATGGACGCGACGAGCGCGGTACGCTCGGCGGCACTGTAGACGTGGACGAGACGTTCGGGATGCTTGACCTTATCGAACCGGGCCATCGTCGCGCGTGCGGTCGCGCGGACTTGCTTGTCCGTGACCGGGCGACCCATCGCCTTGGACGCTTCCAGCGCGACCGCATGGGGACTAAACGTTTGTGCTGCCATTGCAACACTCCTCTAGCACTGGGCCGATGGTCCACGCGCCATCGGTCCCGGTCAGACCGTAGCACGTCTGTACCCTGCGCGAGTCAATGTTAAAGAGGGTATTAGTAGCACGGAAGATGTAAATAGAAAAGCTAAGATTGATAATAGTCAAGGGACTGGGACCGACGTGACAAGTGACTTTAGATTCGCCTGAGTGGATGCGTGAAGGGGCAAGATTACTTCTTTAGTATCTAAGTGGTATGTCTTTACTGTCGGTGACTTTTAGATTATTGCTGGGAAACTTAATAGGGGTAAGCTTTAAAATTTTGAAGATGAGCTAAAGCAAGCTTAGCAAACTGGAACGACCCACTCGCCCTGTGGTATGAAGAGTTCAGTTTCTGGCTTAAGAACATAAACTGAACTCTTCATTTATGTCCACTCGTGGGTAAACGTAGTTTCTAAGCTTATAAACTTACTTTTCCCACAAGGCTAAGAACAGGATCCTTGACAAAGATTCTAAGATGGTTTAGGATAGGAGCCAGGGAAGAGCTTCAACCGAATAATACCATCTGGATCGACCCACCGGTCCTACTAGGGGAAGAGCTCCTACATCAAACTCCCGTATTCTTACGGTAGTGGGAAATGGTAGTTTAGCCTCGGCAGCTTCCATTGCTCTGGCACAACATAGGGAAGAGTTCAGGCTTTGTTTGTAGAAGAAATAATCTACTTTTACCAACAAACTTACCCAGAACGCCCCTGTGGTCACAGCTCTCTATTCTACCTCTCTTCTAAGGATCAAACAGGTATTTTCTGCGGGCTATGTTGGCTCCAAGAAGCCTGGAACTCGGAGTTCCCTGGTCGCTTCCACGAATACAAACTGCTTGCAGAAAACGGCAACCCAGAGACATCTCCAGCCTTTTGGAGTCATCTCAAGGCAAACCTAGGATTGATTCCCCCAAAACCCGACGAGAACCTAGAAACATATCGCCTCGCGCGTAAGCGTTTATATGGGGAGCCGAATAAGAACAGATACCCCATCGCTTGGGCTCTGTATGAAGTACTCGGCGTTCAGCCAAAACTAGCCCGCCCTCTACTTCTCCACCTCTGTGGTTTTAGCTTTGATTACATCAGAGCTGAGAATCAGATGTCAACATACGGAGTTCATCAATCCATGTCGAAGGGGATTCGTCTGGTGGTTAGGAAGATAGTGAAGAAATGACAGAAGAAGTTCACGAAAAAGATCCAGTCTACGTAGAGAGAGCTCTTAGGGGCAGGGCCAATCCGAGAGTTCCCAAGGTTGAGCTATCGCTGCCTGATGACGCAACTGGTCATGATCGTAATCTTCTTCCTGCTGTTAGAGAAGGTTTAAGAGTAATAGATCCAAAACGAGAAACCTTCGAAGAGCGATCAGACAGGTTCCGAGCTCAGCGCCTCAAGTATGCTCCGATGCGAGCACACATGGAGATGGCTGCGATGGCTCTCGCCGCCGGAGGCTCTTTTAGATTAGCTGCTACTCATGCTGGCGTTTCAGTTCGTCAGGTTAAGAAATACTACACTGACGCTGAATTCCGTTCTCGCATTGAAGAACTTCGAAACACGATGTTCTCGAGGATTCGAGGCCGTGTTATCAAGGAAATGGAGAAGCGGACCGAGCCTGGGAAGATAGAGCAGATAGAACTATTAGATCTTCTCCGCGTATTCGACCGAGTTGCGGGACCGATAGGTGGGAAGGCCGGAGTGAATATCGCGGGTGATGTAAATGTTGGCACCACACAGTATGATACAATCATCGCAGCGGTCCTCGCTCAGAACTCCCCTACAGAAGAGCCGGATTTTCCGATCTTTGAACTTAACAGTTCTTCCAGCCCAAGCGAAGATTCATAGCAGTCCTGCCCGTTTCCGAGTAGTTGACGCCGGTCGCCGGTTTGGGAAATCACTTCTAGGCGGCCGAGAGGTCTTCGCACAAGCTGTAATTCCAGACTCTTACATCTGGATAGTTGGTCCTACCCTAGACTTAGCCGAGAAAGAATTCCGTGTTGCATGGAAGCTTATCGTTGACCAGGAACTAATTCCAGTTCGGCGGAAATCAGAACGAGAACTATTCATGCAACTTCAGAATGGTACTACCATTGAGTGCCGTTCTGAAGAGAACCCCGATCAGTTAATTGGAGAGGGGTTAGATCTTGTCGTCTGCGCAGAAGCTGCAAGGCTTAAATATCGTACTTGGGACCAGTATCTGCGTCCTGCTCTGGCAGACCGGAGAGGCGACGCTCTTCTTACTTCTACTCCTCGTGGTTTTAATTGGTTCTTTGATTTCTTCAATCGCGGCCAAGTAGATCACCCCGACTACCAGCCTGGGTGGGAGAGCTGGCAAATCCCATCATCTGAGAACCCACTGCTAGGTGAGGAAGAAATAGAACTTGCTAGACGTACTTCTACTCCTGAGGCATTCGCACAGGAATGGGAGGCCAAGTTCATTTCGTATGGCGGTCTAGTCTTTCCAGAATTCGATCAAAATATCCACGTCAGGTCACACATCTATAATCCCTCACTCCGTACTTCCCTGTGGATCGACCCAGGTACATCCGCCCCATACTGCGTCCTACTCGTTCAGATTACACCTGAGGAGGAGGTACGGGTCCTTGATGAGATCTATCTTACTCAGTACACTTCCGACCGCATTATTCTTATCGCGGAAGAGAAGTGGGGACCCTACCTCTTCAACGACTACGGGCGGCCGAAAGTTGAACTCGACGTTGTTATCGACAAGGCAGCGGCTGAAGCTGCTGCTACTTGGCGACTTCGCGGCTATCGGGCGTGGGGAGAAAAGCCAACTATCAAGAAGGGACTTGAGGTACACCACCAGTTCCTTCGCGATCCACTACGATCCACGGACGGGAACGTTGTACCGAGAATTACTTACGACCCGAAATGCGTCAATGCCATCAAAGAGCACGGTCAGTATCATTATCCCGATGAAATCAGAAAGCGAATAGATACAAATCCCACAGAGAATCCAGTGGATGTAGATAACCACGCAATAGATGCTGTTAGGTATGGATACTACAATACTTTTCCTGCCCTCTTCAATGAGGACCCGAAACACGAAGAAGTTCAATACTTGGATTATGAAGAATTTGATCCCGGGATTCGCCAGAGAGTGAGCTTGGGGGATTATTAGATGGATCTATTCCCTATGACGATTGATTTACCTTTCTGGGTAGCTATACACGCCGCGTTCCTTCTAGGAATAGTTTTTGGTCTGGTTTTAGGGCTTTGGGTAATACCAGCATTAGTAGATGCCTCGTCTAAGAACAGGCGTAGGCGAGATGGACAATGAAAAACTTCCCTCGCCTGAATCAAAACCATCAAAGCCATACTCCAGAGAAACAGATTATCATCACGCTAGAATAGGAGCTGGGGCTGCTCTAGTTTTTGTGGTAGTTCTGATTCTTCTACTAGATGCAATATCTACTGAGTATGAAACAAGTCCCATTGTTCTTGCATCTCTACTGGGAACTATAGCGGCGCTGATGGGCGTTGAAGTTCGCGCCATCGGAGGTAGAAAGTGAATCAAATCCAAGAAGCTATAGCCCGAGTGACTGGGGTTTCAGACATTGTTGATGGTCTGAGCACCCAGTTAGAATCCGTGCAGCGATCTAATGTATTACTTCAGCATCAGATTGAGGACCTTGACTACCTCAATATGTATGATCTTCAGGGGATAGCTGAGGTTCTACCGTTAGGTGATCGCAAGAAGTACATCAATCGCATGCGTAGGATGCGGCATGAGAATCCACTAGCCAAGCAGTCTGTAAAGCTAATCCTACGATTTACTCTCGGCAGGGGAGTTCAGATCAGTATCGGCCCTGATCCTGAACAGGCCTTGGAAGATGCCGGTGATATAGAATTACCAGATGACGATGAAACGGATGACTCAGACTCTCCTAAGCTGAATGGCCTATTCCCAGGCCCTAGGAATAACAGCTCACGTCCCACCGCCAATCTCAAGCCATTACCTCGGTCCCGTCCACAGGTCAGCGAGCAGGTAGATACCGAGGGGGATGACCAGCTCAAGGAAATAATCAATTCTTTCTGGAAGGATTCAGAGAATCAAGTGGCATTAACATCCAAAGAGGCCATGAAAGACTGGTTGGATGGTAATGTAACTGATGGAGAGAAATTCTTCGTCTGTTTCGAGGGTACCTCAGCCCCATATATTAAACTGACAGAGATTCCACTTGAGGAAATAGATACCGTTATCTACCACCCTGAAAACCGTCTAATTCCAGCTTACTATCGACGTGTATTTCAGAACTTAATCTATGAAGACGGGCAGTATAAGCTAGACGGTGAGCCCAAGATTCTTCACTATCTTGACTACAATCTAAGTGAAGAACAAATAGCCCTCATTAAAACTAAGGTAAAGATTAAAGCTAGTGAATTAGCCCCAGAAGAACAGCGCATCTTCCACACAATGGTCAACCCTCTGTGGACGAAAGCCGGCCGTCGTGGGATCTCAGAACTATTCGCTTCTCGTGAATGGTTCAGGGTTTACAAAGAATTCATGGAAGATCGTGCAGCTATTAACTCAGCTGCTACTTCTATTGCTTTCAAGCGTAAGGTGAAGGCTGGACCAACAGGCGTTGCTCAGTTCCAAGGCAAGTTTGGTGGACTTGACGTTGGTTATGAGAACCCTGAGAATTCTTCGGAAGTTCGTAAGCTAACTAAGCCAACTTCAGCTTCTGTCTATGATTCTAATCCAGCTATAGATATGGAATGGATGAAGACAGATACCGGAGCAGTTAATGCCGAGAAGGATGGACGGGCCATTCTCATGGCGGCTGGTTCTGGTACTGGTATCTTTGCTCATTACTATGGAGAAGGCGGCGATTCTAATCTAGCGACCGCACAGGCCATGGAACTGCCGATGGTGAAGACTTTCGAGGATTGGCAGGAATGGGTAAACACATATCTCGTAGCTATGCTTTTCTACGTCATACGAATCGCCACGGACATAGAGAACGCAAAGAAACAGATAGAAAGAGTCAGCGGTACATTCCCGCCCCTTATCTCTCAGGACGTTGTGAAGTACACTACGGCGTGGTCACAGGTTGTTCAGAATGTTGCCCCAGGCAACAAGATAGTCCACCGTGAAGCCATCCGTGGTGCTTTAACTGTTATGAATGTTCCCAACGTAGATGCAATGATGACACAGATAGAAGCCGAAGAAAAGGCTTTAGAAATACAACGTCAAGCTCAAAAACAAGCTATGATGGATGCCCTGTCTAAGCAGCCTACTCCTGACCCAACTCAGAATGGTAACGGCTTCCACGCTCGTGATGGAAATGCTCAGGGACTACCGCCAGATCTTGCCACTGTTGCTAAAGGCAACCCGGCTCCTGAGAGAAATGGCCCAAAACCAGCCTAGATTGAGAAGAAGGCTTATCCCTAGAGAAATCTGTGGGGTTACAGGAATATGCACGAGGCCGCCTTTACATCCAGGCCATCACGGCGGATTTCTTATTTTCAAACTAGAGAACCTACAGAAAGAGAAATTGAAATCTTCCTTGTCACCATTGAGCTCGGTGATAAGGGAGCAGCAGAAAGATTCGGAATAAGTTTTCAGACTGTTAAGAATCATATGGCTAATCTAAGAGAGAAACTGCAGGCAAACAACAGAAGTCATGTAGCCTGGCTTCTGTGGCCTAAGTATGGTGAAGTTTTAAGCAAATTAGATTTTGCATATGATAAGAATAAGTGGGGAAGGCTCTACGGTCCTAATAATCGTAGAATGGGTAGAGATAGAAGAAATGGTGCTTGATCGTGTCTTTCAGGGCCGTGACTCATACCTTCAGCCTTACAGCCCATCCTTCGGAGGACTGGATCGAGATGTCATCCGAGAAACTTTCAGGCTTACTGCGCGACGCTTTCGTGATAGACTGTTACACCTCTTGGATGATCTTGCCGCCGGTCGTACTGATGTTCAGGGATTCAATAGGGCTCTACCCAGAATATTCCGAGATGGATTCGGAATTACTTTTGCACTAGGCGCTCTTTCTATAGATCCATTCCATACTCTAACTCTTCGTGATATTCGTGTCATTGAAGAAGAGATATCTCAGCAGAAGCGATTCCTCCGAGCTTTTGCCAAGGAGATTGCCGGAGGCTTTTACGTACTAGATCCAGTCCAGAGAAGTAGCCTTTACTTACAATCTCTTAGGGGTATGTTCGAGTTAGGGAGAATAGAGGCTTTACCTTCTGGGCCATACGAGTGGCAACTGAATGATACGGAGCATTGCCTCCCATGTATTCAAGCTTCTCTTAACGGACCATATCAAAGAGAAAGATATTCCGGTCTCGGATTACCAGTTATTCCTGGCATTCCTGGATCTGGTGATCTTTGTCGCGGCCTTACTCGCTGTGGTTGTACGATTAAACTGAGTGGGGCTCCGATACCAAATGTTCAATTACAACAGGAGATACGAGATGTGCTAGCTGAGGTTATACATGACACAAGCTGATCCAATTCCCATTTGGAGGAGAATAGACTTCATTAGAGAAGTTCTCCAGCAAACGGGCTATAGCTCTGAAGATATCCTTTCGTTATCTATCAGCGACAGGATTATCATGATGAGAAATGGCGGTAAGTACAGATTGGCAGATGGCGAGATAGAGCACTTAGCTGGGCCTTCTCCAGATCCAAGCGAAAGGATGTAATAATGGCGGATGATGTAATACCGGTTGAGAATACTACAGCTTCTCAGGAACGTATAGAGCGATTTCTCAAGCTTAGTGGCTATAAGGCCACTGATCTGACTAGTACTAATAAGAACACTGGTAACTTCACTACTGACAATGGCGGGAAGTACAACATGGACAAGGCTGGTAAGCGTATCACTACGCTTCTAGGTCCAGTTTACCCAAAGTTTGTCAAGGATGAAGAGGAGGGAGCTGACGAGTAAATGCCGTTCGCTGAGTATAAGGACTTTGCTGACTGCGTAGCGAAGAACTCCGACAAGAAGGATCCGCAAGCATACTGCGGAACTATAAAAGCGGCGGCAGAAGGGAGTGGGTTGAAGCCAGGGATCATAGAAGACTTCAGGGCTATCGACCAGTTTGATCTTAACGAGTCAGAATTCTCTGTGGAAGAAGCTGACGACGGTAAGAAGAAGTTGGTTGCTAATGTTCGATTGATCAAATCGGGACTTTCAAAGAACCGACGCAATTATCGAGCAACAGCTCTGAAAGAATCAGTAGATAAAGGCATCTGGAATGGCGTCCGGATGTTTGCTAATCATAGCAAGACAGTTCCTCTTCAGCGACCTATGCAAGAAATGGTAGCGGCTGTAGAGAGTACTTCTTGGGATTCTAAAGCTGAATCAGTAGAAGCTAAGGTCGTATTCTTCAACAAGGACTTCTATGAGTTCGCTGAGCGAGCTAAGGAGTATATGGGGGATTCGATCAATGCTTTAGTTCAAGGCACTAGAACACGGGATAACCGTGGACAAGTCACGGAGGATATTCATCGAATAGTTCAGCCACACTCCGTTGACTTCGTGATCTACCCCGCCGCTGGCGGAATGATTCACTCATTTGAAGGTGAAGGCGACATGATCGATTGGAGTTCTATAACTTCTAAGGATATCAAGGAGAATGCAGCAGCATTGTACGATGCCATTAAGGCTGAAGTCATTGCTGAGACACCTCCACCTGATCCGCCCAAGGATCCAGAACCAACTGCTTCCGCTCTTACGCAGGAGCAGATCAATGGACAGATTAAGGCAGCTATAGAAGCTCACGACAAGGAAGTTGCTGAGACTAATAGGAAGATTGCTGTCGTCAACGAGAAGATGTTATCAGCTTTCTCTAAGTCCGGTCTTCCTCTAGCTACTCAGAAGCGCGTTATGAATTCTTTCGAAGGCGTTACTGAGTTTGATGAAGAGGCAGTTAAGGAATCAATTGAAGCAGCTAAGGAGGAACTTGTAGCAGTTGGAGCTGGTCCACACATCACTGGTCAGGGACCATCCGGTGCAGCTGGTTCTTCCAGCGCTAAGTCGTTCTCGGTTAACGAGAGCATTGCAGGGGCCTTCGGAATGAAGCCTGCTAAGAAGGAAGGTGACAAGTAATGTCCCGCACTGCAATCAACGCCGGACGGCGTATGACCATCACAGCAGACCGAGCAATGGCTGCTGGAGACTTCGTTTATTTTCAGGGCTTCTTTGGTACAGTTGATGATGATGCCGCCTCTGGCGAGCTAGTCACGCTAATCCTCGATGCAGGGGTTCGGTCACTCAAGAATATCTTTGGTAGCACTATTCCACGTGGTACCAAGATGTTTGCGGCGCCGACTACAGCACCAGCCACTACTCTTATTCTCTACCCGGCAGCTTCTGTGCCATCTGGCGGACTCCCTGTGGGTAGGGTTTGGGCAACAGGCGTTGCTTCGTCGGCTTCGGCAACTCTCAAGGTTGCTTTGTTCCATCCGAATGCTCAGTAAGGAGATTAGCTAAATGCGATATCACGGTGCTCTTCCAGGCAATCCACTTGGGCTTGCACCCGGAACCCACGTTCGACTTTTCGATGGATATATCGAGGGTCGTGAATCGATCGAGACGATGGATGCAGAAGAGGCTATGTCCTTTTCTGACTTCCCTACTTACCTCAGTAAGTTCATTCGTCATACATTTCTCGATCGTTTCACTGAGGTTCAGGGCGCTTGGACACAGTACACTCGAGATTTCTCTCTTGAAGATTTCGAGACTTATACTAGCTCTCGCTTCGGTCGGTTTGACGACATTCCACAGAAGGCTCTGGGCGCTGAGTACGATCAGCTGACTCTTCGGGAGTTCCCCGGTGAGTCGATTGCACTGAAAGAGTTCGGTGCAGCCATAGTCGTTACCCGTGAGCTTATCATTGGTGACCGGCTCAATAAGATTGCTGAACTCCCCCGACTGGCAGCTGAAGCTCTTGCTCGCACAATGAGCAAGGATGCTGCTATTAACCAGTTCCAGGCTAATCCGACGATGTACGACGGTAATGCACTGTTCAGCTCTGCTCATGCTAATCTTGGGGCTGCCACAGCTCTGACTGCTAATGATGCGGGGATGGCACTGCTTCAGGCTCTAGAGTTAAAGCTTGATAGCCAGGTTGATGATGAGGGTTATAAGATCCAGACGCCTGGAGCCCCTTACAGCATCATTGCTCCAATTGATTATCGCTGGATTCTGAATGCACTCGTGAATAACGAGACAATTCTTAATGCAGCTGGTACCGTACTAGTTTCTAACCTGGTCCGTGGTAGGTACAACGTCATTGAAGAGCGATTCTTCACTGACGCAAACAACTACTACATGGCCTCTGATCTTAAGGGGCCTCTTGGGTTCCTTGCAGCCATTACACTGAATGGACAGACTACTCCATTCATTGGACTGAAGGACCCGGGTGTTCGTGGAGTCCTTGGTGGTAATGATCCATACACCTTCGACTTTGATGAAGTTGCATGGAAGTTACGCCATGACTTCTCGTTCAAGCCAGTTGAGTGGCGCGGGATAGCCGCTTCACTGCCAGCATAATTTCCACGGTGGGGGCTCAGATTGGGCATAGTCTGGGCTCCCACACAACTTCCAACGTGCTACTATGCACTATGATAGAGGAGACTGGCGGCAATGGCAACTATTTCTCTTGGCATGATTGTACGGAATGAAGGACGTACTCTTAATGCCTGTCTTTCTTCTGTAGTTCCCCATGTTGATCAGATAGTCATTGGTCTTGGCGGTAAGTCTGATGATGATACTGAAAAGATTATTCAAGAGTTCAAAGATGACGGTTATCCAATTGAAGTCTTTGAAATAGAGTGGCATGAGGACTTTGCAGAGGCAAGGAATTTAGTTCTTGAACGGTGTACTGGAGAATACTTTCTTTGGATAGATGGCGATGATACACTAGTCGGCGGAGAAAAGCTTCATGACTACATCAACAACTATCCCAACCTAGACGCTTTCTACTTCGGATATGATTACGGACGTGATGAGAGCGGGTTAACCGTCTGCTATCTCATCAGGGAAAGACTAGTCAAGAGGCACCCAGAACTCCCTGTGGACTGGTCTTGGTCCGGTAAGGTTCACGAGGTTTTGATTCCAAAGTTTGAACAGGCGGTAATGAAGGTTGATGATGTAGTAGTCATTCACCATAAGCCGCCATTCAAACATGAACCTGACAGAAATTTACGGATTCTTTACCAGCAGCTAAGTGATTCTGAACCTAATCCAGATCCTAGGCTGCTAGTATATCTTGGATCTGAAAACTTAGGTCGTGGGGAGACTAGAGAAGGAATTCTCCACCTCCAACGGTTTGTTAAACTTAGTGGTTGGGATGAAGAGCAATACCAAGCACAAGTGAGAATTTCTCACGCTTGGCGTAGTCTTGGTGAGATTGATAAATCCATCAAGGCTGCTCAAGAAGCTATTGCTATGATGCCTGACTGGCCTGATGCTTATTTTGCGATGGCTAAGTCTTATGCTTCTGAACCACTTAGTAACTGGAAAACTGTTCTTGAGTATGTCAAGGTTGGGGTTTCTAAGCCTAAGCCCAGAACAATGCTTATCATTAACCCACTTGACTACACATATGAGCCTTCTCTTTTAATAGCATTGGCATATACTCATCTTGGTGATTATGAGATTGCCTTGAAGAATTATGAGAATGCTTATGAACTCAAGCAGGACCCAGCAATAGCAGATCAGATAAGACTTCTTAGACGCTCAGTAGAAATGAATCTAGTTCAGCATGCTTTCATGACTCTTCGAGAATATCTTGGAAAGCATGATGAATGGCTAAAGGTTAGGAAGCTCTTTGATGTTGTTCCCAAGCATCTAGAACATAGTACTGCTATTAGAGAAGTCTGGGAACGGTCTATGCTTCAAACCGGACACATAGAAAATCCCCAGATAATGATAGATTTCTATAACGATAATCCACACTGGACTCCTATGGCGGATGAGAGGATTCTCGATCCAGAGTGGTTGAAGTACCCACGATTGAAGTATGCAGTAGACGTTGCTAAGCGTGTTAAAGCCAAAACTATAGTAGATTGGGGGTGTTCTGATGGATTCATCGCACTCCCGCTCGCAAAAGAACTTGGAGCCCACGTTACCGGATTCGACCTTGATCCTCGTTGTACAGACCTTGCAACAGTACGAGCTAAGGAATGGGGAATTGATGCTCGTTTCGAAGTCGGTAACGTGGATGAGATCGGAGGATGGGAAGGTGAAAAAGCTGACCTTGCTATCTTCTTCGAAGTCATAGAACATGTAGTTGATCCCGCACAAACATTAACTAAACTAGAGAAGACTGCTAAACATATTGCCATGACTACTCCATATCTTTCTTGGGAAGATGGCAATATTCCAGCTTGGGATAAACTGGAACCAAAAGGACATCTTAGAATCTTTGACCAATACGACCTAGAGAGATTGCTCAATGGTCGTGGCCAGATTATGAATATCTACCGAGAACCATGGGGTCCCACAGGCTGGCTGTTTGCTGATTATAAGCCTGGTGTTAAACTCGGCAAGACCATAATCATAGGCGCCCAATCAGGTTTAGAAGAATGGGGGCCAAGGAAGCTACAAACTGGTGGACTGGGCGGATCTGAACTAGCAGTTATTAAGCTTGCTGAAGCTCTTGCTAGTAAAGATAGAAGGCCCATTGTCTATAATCCCATTGATGAGCCTGGATACTATAATGGGGTTTGTTATAGACCAGTTGACCATTTCAGGACAGAGATACACTCACAACTCTACATATCTTGGAGAATGCCCGAGGCAGCTGACTGGGGAATAAACACGGACCACTTATCCCTGTGGCTACATGACGTAGATTATGGTGATAGGCTTACTAAGGAACGTGCTTCTAGATTCAATTCCATAGTTGTTTTAACTAACTGGCATAAAGAACACGTCCTTTCAGTATACCCATTCATTGATCCTAAAAAGATCTTTGTTATAGGGAATGGTGTTGATAAGACTCGTTTTGAGTTAGATATGTCTAGAAATCACAAGAAGATTATCTATTCATCTTCACCAGATAGAGGTTTAGATGTAATACTTGAACATATCTGGCCAAAGATAATAGAAGCCGTGCCAGACGCTGAACTTCATGTATACTATGGCTGGGAAAGTTTTGATAAAGCTGCTTCCCTACCAGGTTACGGTCATTTAGTTCAGTTCCGGCAGAAAATGGATGAACTTTTTCTTAGATCTAAGAATGTAGTTCAGCATGGTAGGATTCCGCAAGACTTGTTAGCTAAGGAAATGCAGGAGGCATCTATTTGGCTTTATCCAACATACTTCTCTGAAACTTACTGCATTACTGCTATCGAAGCCCAGTTAGCTGGAGCAATACCTGTTACTAATAAACTTGCTGGGCTTAGTGAAACAGTTCAAGGCGGAATCAGTATAGATGGTAATGTTTATGACCCTGAAGTTCAGAAGTCATATGCTGAAGCTGTAATTCATCTACTAAATAGTGAAGAAGATAATGATCTTCGACAAACAATTAAGGAATCAGCTCCCGCAGTTACTTGGGATCAGGTAGCAGCAAATTGGGAACAATTCCTAGTGAAGGAGAAATAGTTCGTGGCTAATGCACTTCATGATACCGGCCGTGATGCCTTTCTTCGTGGCTCTATTAACTGGCTAACTTCTCCAATTAGGGCTCAGTTGGTTTCTATTTCAAACCAGCCAACAGCTTATGTATTCAATGCTTCTTTGGATACAGTATTCGCTTCAGTTCCAACTGGGGCTAGGGTCGGCTTCTCAGCTCCTAGTCTTGGTGGTAGAACTGCTACCTCTGGCATTGCTGATGCATCAGACCAGGTCTTTACAGCAGTCTCTGGGCCTACAGTTGGTGCTATTCTTATCTTCGCTTCAACTGCTACCGCCAATGCTTCTGACTGGCAGCTTATTGCTTACATCGACACTGCTACTGGCGAGCCTGTGGGACCAAACGGTGGAGATATCACTGCTCAGTGGGATAATGCCACCAACAAGATCTTCAAGCTATAAAGTAGTTTAGGGGGGAAGCCGTTTTTAGATGGCTTCCCCCACCATGATTGGAACTTCGTCATGGCTTTCGTTGTATGGTACGAACTGATCGACCTTAACGTCATCGGCGGGGCGGTCGATGCCAACCTCTCCGCTCTGTCGGTCGCTGACCGGAACCTCGCACGCAAGTACTGGCAGGGCGGCGCCAGCGGCTGGGCTACTGCTCCCGTCGGCCACTGGTCCGGCGATGATCTGTGCTCACTGTGTCGTCAACTCGTCATCACCTTCGGGACGCTGGCCGAGTTCCGCGCCCTGCTCCACCGGATCGCCGATGCGCTCGGCGGGGACGCCCTGTACCTCCACGCGCTCGCCGACGACATGGGCAACCCGTGGGGCGGGCAGGACCCGTTCCCATGAGGGCTGACTGATGACCGTCACGTTCGCCACCGGGTTCGAGGGTCAGGAAGAAACGGTCGATGAAATCGTCCTCTCGGCCGCCACGTACTCGACCGCGCAGGCCCGAACCGGCGCGGCGTCCGTCCGGTGCAATCCGATCTCCGGAGGCAACGCGATCTTCGTGGGGCTGCCCGTTTTGGGCTGGTTGCATTGGGGTATGCGCGTCGCCTCGCTGCCGAGCGTGTCACGGAGGATCACCCCGAGCGCCACTGGGGCGAACTATTGGCTCAACAGCGACGGGACCATCTCCGTCTACGACGGAGTCACGCTTCGTGGCACGTCAGCAACCGCGCTGTCCGTCAACGTTTGGTACTGGATAGGAATGAGGCTCAGCTCCGGAACGTCCGTTCCGTGTCTGCAAATCGACGGGACGACCGAGGTCACTGCCACGATAGCAGCCCCTGATGGCTCTACCTCCTCCTACGGCTTTCCTGGCATCGAAGCGTCGGCCGCCGACGCGTACTTCGATGACATTGTCTGCGACGGCGCCGGTTTCCTCGGCCCGTCGAAGGTGGACATCGCGCTCCCCATCAGCGACAACTACCGCGACGCCAACTGGACGGGCGGCGCGGGCGGCACGACGAACCTGTGGGACGCCATCAACAACACCCCGCCGGCTGGCCTCGCGTCGGCATCCGAGACGAATACGACCAACATCGAGGCCATCGCCAGCTCGACAGGCACCTACATCGCCAACCTGGAGACGTACACGACGCTCGGGGTCAAGGCGGGCGACACGGTGCTCGCGGTCCGGCCGGTCGTCCGACACGGCGAGGACATCTCGACCGGCACCAAGACGATGCAGAACGTTGGGACGCTGACCAATCCGACGATCACGGGCGCTACCATGACGTTCGGCGACGACCTCGGTGCGCACGGTGCCGAACCCGGCAACTGGGTCACGAACTTCGGGCCCTTTACGGCCAGCCCGTCCGTCACGCTCGGCACCAGTCCGACGATCAAGGCGGAGCGGGCCAGTCAGTCACGCGTCGGCTGCATCGACTTCATGGGGCTGGTGGTGGCGTGGACCCCGGCGCCAGCTAGAGTTATCCAGCCCTCAGCAATCGCTTCGGCTGAAGCATTCGGGACAACTACATTAGTTCAAGCTGCTGGCGGTGGCAGTATCTCACCTAGTGGAATCACTTCTGCAGAAGCTGTTGGTACTCATACACTAGTTCCTGGACCAGTTAATATAGTTCCATCGGGTATAGCTTCAACTGAAGCTTTTGGGGCTCTAGTACTTAAACCAGCTAACTTAATCATTCCATCTGCCATACCTTCTTTCGGGATTGTAGAAGCCCCAGTACTCTCTCACGGCCCCGTGGTTATGGTTACTTCTGCCATTGCCACAGGTGGGGCTGTAGGGACTCCATCGCTTCTTGCTGGCCCAGTAACTGTCATCGTGAATGCCATTGCTTCTGGTGAAGCAATTGGTACTCATATTCTTAGTTCTCTTAGAACTATTTCACCACAAGCCATTAGTTCACCTGCTCTTGGTGAATATCCAAGCAGAGACACATTCACTGATAGTAACGGAACTACTCTACAACCTCACAAACCAGATGAAGGCCCAATCTGGGACTCCGTCTTTAATGATCTCACTGACTATATAATCCAAGGCAACAAACTTAATCGTTCTGCAACTTCTTTCAATATCATAGTCATTGAGACTCAAACAGCAGATACCGAAGTTACTGCCACTTTCTCCGTACTAGAGAACAGCTGTGGTATCTTTGCCAGGTTTAAGGATTCTGGCAATACCTGGGAACTGTTCTATGACTACGGAGTTGGCTGGCGACTTGATAAAGTTGTTGGGGCGGTTGACAACTTTATCGGCTCTGTTCTACCCGGATCAATTGGAACAGTTACTCTTCGAGTTGACGGTGATGTAATCACCGCAATTGGTCCAGATGGATCACAAGTCTCTACTGTTGATAGTTTCCAGAATGGCTTCCAGAAGACAGCTCTTAATCTGAGAGGTTTTTCTGGAGTTGCTTCAGTAGTAGATGATTGGTTAGTTAGATCTATTGTTAAGCCCACGCTCTTATCTGTAGCTACTATATTACCATCTGGAATAACTTCAGCAGAAATCTTCGGTGATGCTACTCTCGTCTTGGGCGGTATAGCTGGTAGTTCTATATCTCCAACGGGAATTGCTTCAGATGAAGTTATAGGTGCTCATACATTAGTTCCCGGCAATGTAAACATTCAACCAATAGGAATTGCTAGCTCTGAGGCTATTGGGTCAGCCACACTTCTGCATGGCAATGTAAACATTCAACCAATAGGAATTGCTAGTGCTGAAGCACTGGGCTCTGTTACATTAGTTTCAACAGCGAAAATAATTGCTACTGGGATATCTACCTCTGAATCACTAGGTAATCATACCCTAGTTCATGGTAATGTTTTAATTGTACCAATAGGGATATCTACCTCTGAATCACTAGGTAATCATACCCTAGTTCATGGTAATGTTTTAATTGTACCAATAGGGATATCTACCTCTGAATCACTAGGTAATCATACCCTAGTTCATGGTAATGTTTTAATTGTACCAATAGGGATATCTACCTCTGAAGCACTGGGCTCTGTTACATTAGTTCATGGTAATGTTTTAATTGTACCAATAGGGATATCTTCAAGCGAAGTAATTCCTACGCCAACACTATCTATTGGCACTTCACAGATATTACCAGCAGGAATACCATCACCTGAGGTATTAGGAACTACTACTCTTCTTGCCGGCAATGTAAACATACAGCCCGCCGGAATTACAAGTGGAGAAGCACTAGGATCAGTTGTTCTTCTAACTAGCAATGTAAACATTCAACCAGCAGGAATTGCTAGCTCTGAAGCTATAGGGGCTTTAACACTAGTTTCTATAGCTCAGATACTTCCAGTTGCTATTGGTAGTAGTGAAGCATTTGGCGCTCATACCTTAGTTCATGGCAACGTCTTCATTATACCGAATGGGATAGCTTCTGTTGAGGTTGTTCCAGCCCCGGCATTATTCACTGGCGCTGGTCAGATCCTAGTTAATGGAATACCAAGTGCTGAGGCATTTGGTTCCGCAGTATTACTTCACGGCAACGTAAACATCCAGCCCACAGGGATTATCTCTGCTGAAGCATTTGGCAGTGATGTCCTGGCTGCTACCGCTATTATTCAGCCTGTGGCAGTTGGCAGTGCCGAGTCGTTCGGTGCACATACTATTAAAGCTGCTGCCACTCTGCTTCCAACCTCTATAGGAAGTGGAGAGGCATTAGGATTAGGTACTCTAGTTCATGGGACTGCTTTCATTCTCCCCACGGGGATTATCTCAGCTGAGTCCATAGGTTCTCACTCACTAGTTTCTATTGGTGGAACTATAGCCGCCAGTGGAATTCCATCAGCTGAAGCATTTGGTAATACTGTTCTTAGAGCTGGTAATGTTAATATAATTCCAGCTGGAATTGTATCAGCTCAGGCACTTGGGGTTACTGTTCTAGCGGCAACTAATAAGATCATCCCCAACAGCATTCCATCTGCTGAAGCTTTCGGGTCCCAGACGGTTCTTCATGGCGGTGTCATTGTCAGTCCTACCGGTATAGTTACCGGAGAGGCCCTTGGTACCCCAGTAATCTCTTCGGGACAATCCCTGATAGCCCCAACTGGAATACCAAGTGGTGGAGCCTTTGGTTCCACATCCTTAATTCCTACTAGTAAGATAGCTTCAGCTGGTATATCTTCGGCTGAACTATTCGGGCTGCCAATCTTAGTAGCTATACCTCCACTAACTATAAATCCGCCTAGTATAAGTTCAACTGAACTATTAGGATTACCGTTACTGATACCGGGAGTTACTTTCATCAACCCGGGTGGAGTTTCTAGTAATGAAGCATTTGGTAACACTCTCATCAAGGGGGCTAGAACTGGATGGCAATGGACACACCAATCATCACAATCTGTTACTAAGACCGGCGGTTGGCCAGAGCTCGCAGATGCCTTGACTGGTACTAAACGCAATGAGGGTGATTCATGACAAACATAGAAGCAGTACGGCTCAAGACATCAGATAAAAGCGTTATCACCCGAGAGAAGGGTGTAGGTAATGGTGTAGATAAGTACTTCAAGATGAAGTCTAGTAATCTACTAGCTTCCCCGCCCATTGAAGTTAGATCTAATAGCGTTCTACTAACTGTAGGTGCCGATTACACTGTAGATATCATCAATGGAATAGTAACATTCCTAGTTACTCCGGTAGATGGAGCACAATTAGAGTTTACCTACTACTGGAGCGTCTTTAGTGATGATGAAATCCAGTTCTTCCTTGATGAAGATGGCGGGAACACAACTGTCGCGGCGGCGCATGTTCTCCTTGCATGGGCAGCTGATGCAGCAAAGCTGGCGAAACGACAAACTCTCTCTGGAGGTGGCGGGCTCGGACAAACCGTCATTGATACTTCAGTCATCGCTAAAGAACTCAGAGCTACAGCCAAAGCTTTAATTGATACTGAGCAATCTCTTGGAGAAAGTATCCCGGCCGAGGGGCTCACTGAGATTCCATGGACTGAACAGATGTACAAGCGTCAAGTTGAACAGAATACTGTCAGGAATAGCTAATGTTCCATGAACAGATAGCTAAACTAACAGCAGATCACTTAAGAACTCATATCAAAGTTTATTTAGATTCTATCTCAGCTGAGTATTCTGGGACAGATAAGGTAACTCTGACAGTTCCTAAATCCATAGACCCAGCTTCTGTGGTAGGCGGTCTGATGACAGAGTTTGACCAAACCTTACCGCAGTACGGTATAGATGTTTTGAACAAAGCTCTGGGTGAAGACATAGAGGGGTTGTTTACTTATAACTACTTCGGTCAGATAAATGGTTTAGTAAGTTCTACTAGCAGAGACTCAGTTGACAAGCTCTGTTCACGGCATGCTCGGGCCTGTGAAACTTTTATTAGAGAACACCAGCTCATGCATGAGCAATCAAATGCTAATTTCAGTGTTCTTGCTTTTGCTTTCGTAGGCATAGATTTCTCAGGCGCTGAGAATCTTGGTTCCATAGATGATAGAGAAGTATGGGTAGCTGGATTTAGCATAAACGTAGTTTGGGCTACCAGTGAGGATGGAGCCTTCCAGCATGGCTGATAGGCGTGGCGGTACAACATCAGTAGGCCGTGGAGCTGGTGGTAGGTTTATTAAAATTACTACTTTCCCAGATAAGTTAGGTCCTGGTAGAGGCAGCAAGAACCAGGGCGGTTACTTAATCACTAATACTGCTCGTCTTCCGTCAGAATTAGTAGAGGGTGTTCACCAGAGATTTGTTGGGTCACTGCTTTCAGACCCAGACGAACGAGCTGCAGCCATCCAAAATAGACTTCGTATGGAAGTTGAACTGGCTTACAATAGAGCCGCCACTGGCAGAGTTTCACGTGGTATCTTTGCTAAAGCTACTAAGATGGGAACAAAGGACGGAAAGAGTGTAGAGACGGTAGTTAGAGTTACTATGATTAATTACCGTGAAACTAGATTCCTTACAAATCTCGATGGTATGGGTTACTTCAAACATTATCCAGTTGAAAAATATACTATCTTTGCTAAATCAGATTTAAGGTTCCGTGGAGCAACTGATCAAACCCGTAAAGTAGGTAGAAGTGGAATTAAAAGTCTTCTCCGTAGGAGTGGAGTTGGGAGATTAAAGGTCCCAAGATCTACTGCATTCTTCACTGCAGCTAGACAACCAGGTAGAGGCGGAGGTGAGAGCAGGATCATAAATGATATACTTGGCCCGGCCAGCCCAGGAGACCTCAAATCAGCATTTTTCTTTTACCCACTGTGGGTACAACATCCTGGGTTCCATGAGGATGTAATCAGTGAAGTGGCTTTAGATGAAGGGGCTAGATTTCAAACAGAAGTAGCTGAAGTGGCTACTGAGTCTTGGTCAGAACTTAGAGGCGGTAGAGAAACTTTACAGCCTATAATGAAGACACCGGGTGAACAAGTTGCTTCTAGCATTATCCCATTGCCAGGAACAGCTGTGAAAATGGCAGCAGAAAGTTCTTTCATTGGTTATGCTAGAGGAGTAATGCGTAGACAAGAACAAGCTAATTACACCTTAGATGAAACTGGTCGTAGAATCAGGTAGGAGAAGCAAGTGACTCAGAGGCAAATTCTAGAAAACAGCATTGACTTAATGAAGACACTTCGCGGACCAGCGAAGATCTTCAGAGCGGCCTCGGGAATTAACTTTCCCACTAATGTGGATGGAGTTATTAACGCCAGTACTGGAGCTCCGGGCGTTAGTTGGATACCGTTCGGGCTGACTCGTGGTGGAGTCAATGTAGTTAAGAATTTGGATATCGCAGTCCGAGATGATGTTGATCAGATTCTTGGAGCATATGATCAGGATATCACTGATAGGTCTTACACAATCACTACTCAGCTTGCTGAGATTCTCCAGGATAATATGACTCAGATAGCTGCCTTGGCTGATCTTGGTGTTGCCACTGTTGTAGTAGCAACTGCTGGCCAGCCAACTCAGATAATGCGTTATCTTGATGATAGTGATAATAAGACTGAAGAGGGTCGTTGGGCAGTCGTCTTCCCGAAGGCTACCAATGGTAAGGTTTTCGCTTTCGTCTTCCGACGCGGTGCCATTTCAGGTGGAGAGAAGACCTTCCGCTTTGATAAGAGCGACTCTGCTAGCCCTGGGCTTGAAGTCCGGATGTTCCCAGAAATTGCTACCGCCATCGACCCGCAGGATGCGTATGGTCGAATCTTTGAGGTTGTGTAATAGCTATGAACGAGAGGCGGCAAGCATCTCGTCGCGAGCCCATCGAAGTTGAGTTACAAGATGGCAGAGTCTTCACGGCTAAGCCTCTACCTTGGATGGATGCTAACGACCTTGGAAATATAATCTTGCAAGAACAGGCTGCATCAGCTAATGAAGCTGTTAGGCTTTACATGGAGGATAACTTACCACAGCTGGAAGTAACTCTTCAGTTAAAGGTAAAGGATTGGCAGCCTGTTCTTGACAAGGCATATCCAGAAGTTACTCATGAAGAGTGGAATACTCCAGCGGCACCATCACGTGATGAGTGCGCAGATTTAGTAATAGCTTCACTAGAAGTTAATCATCTTGATCATCTGAAATCGCTCGTCGACCCAAACTTCCAGACCCCGACGATGCCTGGTGGAAGCGACACTTCGGAACCGGCGGGGATAACGACGATTGGTCAGAAGACAACATCTACGTTAGACTCCTCAGGTCAGGAATCACTAGAGACACCGCCATCTCCATGACTCGTGGAGAAGTTTTACGGTTGATGGAACAGTACATAGATGATAAATGGGATCAGAGGAATTGGGAGTTAGCTCTAGCCACAGATAAGCCGGTGGAAAATTACCACAAGTCTGTGGAAGAAAGAAACCAGGCTATGAATGCGGTGAATATAGATGAACTCACCAAGGAACAACAGGATTGGCTTAGGTCCATATGACCGTAGGTAGAAGTGGATTAGCTACCTCATCTCTGGGCGCTGTAGGTGGTGCCAGGGGTACTGCTGCTGGCGGTTTGCGGATTCTTATAGAGTTCTTAACTAAGTATGATGCTTCTGCTGTTAAAGAACTTGAAGCAGACCTAAAAAGTCTCTCATCCTTAGAACAGCAAGCTGCTAATAAGCAAATCTCATCATCACGTGCTGTTGAAACGGCTAATAAAAGAGCTGAAGCATTAGAAAAACAGCGTTTAAAACTAATCGCTACGTTGACCGCTGGAACCAAGGGCGGTTCTGCAGCTACTAATCGTACTTTACGAGATATCAAAGATCAGGGCGTATTAACTAAAGCTGGTCAAGCTCAACTAAAAGCTCTAGACTTACAGATAGGTGCTAGAGGAAAGCTTGTCAAGTTAGTTACCGCTGAAGCACAACTTCAGCGTGGACTTCCGGGATTAACAGCTAAACTTACAAAAGCAGAACAACTGAGACTAGCTCTGGCTGAACAAAGATTAGGGGTTGAGAGAGAATTAAGCTTCTTTCAGAACTTAAAAGGCTCAGTTCTTCCGAGACTGGGCGGTCTTCTTACTGGCGTCGTCGGTGGAGTATTCGGCGGCGCCCTGATTGGTGTTGGCTTCGCAGCTGCACAAGCACTTCTTGATAATATAGAACAGGGTCTCCTTGATGTCTTTGATCCAGCTCGTCATGCTCGTGAGGCCATTGATGAACTGGGATCTGCCATCAATACCTTGGCAGAATCTGAAAAGAATGCTGGTGATAGGCAGAAAGCTACCATAGAGTGGCTGAAATCAATTGGTATTTCTGCTGACAAATCAACTGTGGCACTACTTGCTCAAGCTGCTGCAGATAAGACGGCTAATGATTCACTTGAAGAGAGGAAGAAAGTACTTGAGATTGTTGCACACCAGGAAGAATTGCACACTAAGGCTGTTGAAGAGTATAACAAACAAGTAGCTAAAGAGTTGGGTTTAAATATAGCTTTAGATGCCACTAGGAAAGCTAGAGGCCTACCAACGGTAGAAACTCAGGTAGCTACTGAAGCCCAGCTGAGATTTAATGAGGCTGTAGGAGCTTCTGCGTCTGTCATGGCTGAAGCGGCTTGGCAAGCTTCTATATTAGCTGCTAATGAAAGACAGTTGGCAGCTGCAGCTCAATTAGCAGCTTTCGGTCAACAACAATTAGCCGCAGCTATTCAAAGAGGAGCTGCTACTCAATCGGCTCCTATCCAGTCTCAGCTTGAGAGTCTTGGTAATGCTGGACCCAGTGCTAAAACTCTAGCATTACAGAAGCAAATTGATAAGCTGTCCGGTGGCGGCGGTGGAAATAAAGCTGCTTTGGCTAATCTAGCTCAAGAGCGAGCCCTCATTCTACTTAGAATGAAGCTGCGGCTTATGGGTACTGCTATTAACTTAGAGAAGTACGAAGGCAAATTCCTTCTTGAAGCTATTAAAGCTAAGATAGACGCCTTGAACAAAGAAGCTGCTGCTCAAGATCGTATTAACCGTCTTATGGATCTTCAGTACCGTGCTTCTCAGGTCTTGCGTCGTAATGAAGGCGAGACTATTAGTGACTTCCTCGAGCGTCGAGCACAAGAGAATAGAAGTATTCTCCAAGAAACTGCCGATATCGAACGTGAAGCACAGATGGAAAGCCTCAATGAGTTACAGGCTGTTACTGCTGATAAGGTAGCACTTGCTGAGAATGCCGAGCAGAGAAGGACGGCAGCAGCCCAAGCTGGAATGAATGCTAGGCTGAAGATGTTACAGAAGGAATTAGCGGCTTCTCAGAAACATGACGCTGAAGTTACTAAGGCTAAGCAGCTAGCCCTTCAGCAGCAATTAGCTGCCATCGCTGAGAATGCAAGAGTAGCTGAGAAGTACTCAGATAAGTTAACTACTGAACAGATAGACAATGCCATCGGGGCTGCTACTACCATTACCCAGCTTCAGCAGCTTTCCGGTGAGATTACTGGGCTTACCGCAGCGAAGGGATTCTTAAAAGGATTACTTGCTTCTGGTGCCCTAAGTGCTTCTGAGATAAAGAATATAGAGGCCGCCATTGCTAGGATTTCTTCTTCACTTAGCCAATACAATGTTAAGCTTAGAGACATAAAGTACGGCTCTACTGTTGGTCCTTGGACTTCTGGGTATGCCAAGGGCGGATTGATTCCACTTAATAATGCTTCTTCACCATTTGGATCTAATGTTAGGTTTGGTGAAGAAGGAACAGAGTACGGATTAGTCCTTCAGCATTCAATTGCTAAAACTCTTAGAGGTCAGGGAAGAGTGGGACAGGTAGGTCCTTTCTACATGAATAGAACCGATGATTGGCTTAAAGATAAGTATGCCATCAAGAATACTGTAGTAGAAGCTCTTGGTGAGGCACTTAGATGAGTTTCAATACCATCATACTCTCACACGCAACTTATCTCGGTCCATCTGGTGCCACAGCTGCGGCTACTGGCATATTCTTCACTAGTGATTATGAGCCGCCTTCCCAGGAAAGAGCTATTGACAAGGATGTAGTAATCAATTCTAATGGAAAGTTCAAGTACGTTTATGATAATGGGCCTGGATTTAGAAGGTGGAGCCCATTCAAAATACACTGTGAAGAAGCATTCAAGAATGCCAATGGTGGATTGACAGCAGCTCAACAATACTCTAAACTATTAGAGATGTGGGAGCACCCAGGAAATCTTCTTATGAAATCTCCAGATGGAACTTACCCAGTTCATTGGAGTGATTCAGTTGAGAGGTCCTTCAGGGTTTTTCCTAAGCAACTGAGTGATCTTCTTGAATACGTGGTAGTAGTCCAGTTTGAGGAAAGTCAATGACAGGGCAAGCTAACTTTCCTACCGCATTAGACGATAATAGCTCACTCTATGATGTACTAGATAATGTCACGGCGGTAGTTGCGGCACATCATAACAACCCAAAAGAAGCTATAAAAGCAATAGAAGCCAAGATAGGTGTTCATCATACTACCATAGACACCTCATTAGATTTCAGGCTTGGTAGTGCTACTGGCAGTCATAGACATGATGGTGCTTCTGGTCAAGGCTTAGCTATAGCACCAAGTACTCTTCTAGTTCCTTCTGGCGGATTTCCCAGCGGCCTCAGTGTTCATGATCATCTTATGGATGCCGGGCTACATAATCCTACAGCTCTTGGGGCTACTGGGGCTGCTTCGGCCATAGGCGGAAACGTAATTAGGGTTCCTAGTCAAGCAATACAACTAGGAACTGGTATAGCTTCTGTGATAAGCCAATCAGAAGCTACAGTACTTTTATTCGCACCAAGCACACCTATTTTCAGGGCAACTGGCATCGCCTCTGTGGTAAGTCAATCACAGGCAACAGTCCTATTTTCTGTTCCTACTCAGGTTCCACGATACATAATGAGTATGGGGATGGTTGGGTCGGCCATTGTAGGCTCTAACGTTTGTCAACCGTTGGTCATTGGAAGAACACTACAATTAGAGTCTGTTCAAGGGGCTTTGAGAAAGGGTCCATCTGGAGCTACATCAGCTTTCGATGTACTAGTTGGTCCTACTTCTATTTATGAAGCCTCACAGGGGTATAGGCCAATCTTTCCAGCTGGTGCTACAGCCTACAGAAGTGCTGCTGCTGCAACACCTAACCTGATTACATATCCATCAGGAGCAGTGATAACGCTAGACACAGATGCCGTAGGCTCTAATGATCCAGGACAGGATCTTCGAATAACTTTCATATTTAGAGAGTGATATAGATGGCTAGCATAATGGTCTATGGTGCTGGCGGTATCTATAATGATGGGTCAGTCTACGGAAGAATTGATCCGGCTCTAGCTGCCGCTCAAGCACTAACAATGCGAGAGACAGATCTGCGTGTAAAAGTTTATGATGATCACTTAAATGATTATATTGCAATAAGTGGGTTTTTATCTGTAACTATAGGTAGAGGCGGAGTACTTCACCAGCCTACAGTATATTCTACAGACCAAGCATATAGTGAATACAGGTTAACTTATGATGCGTGTGCTTTAGCTAACGGTCATATAGTAAGAGTTAGAAATGGTAATGGAACGGTAGGTGACCGCAATATCTATATCCAAGATATTTCTGATCCTACTGATTCATTTCAGTGGATAAACTGGACTTTACTTTACAGCGGTACTTTCTATGCTGTGGCAATTATTCCAGCTTCAGCTAGTACTTATCATGTCTATTCGGCGAGTGCTACTGGTATTAGAAAGAATAATGTAGCAAAACAGTCTCTAACAGGGATTGTTTCTATAGCACCAGTAAGAGGAGCTATAGATGCTATGTTTGTCACTCGTGTATTTGCAGATTCACTTGACGGCAAACGAGTGATGGATGTAGCTTACAGTAGCAATATAGAAACTACTGCATTCTCTGACGATGAATTTAATTATAGATGGCTTAGAACAGAAATCAATGCCATCTTAATGCCAGATGGTAGAGTAGCTAGAATACAAACTGCGGGATGGGGTACAGATCCAAGAAGTACTAATCTTGCTGAGTCTCTTACTATTGCCTTTAATCCGTCATTAACTAACCTCCGACCAGTAGATCCACCAAGGCTTATTAGAGGTTTTGCTGGTCAAGCCGGATCTAATGCCATAGTTCATCCGTACCTTACTAGGCTGTCTGATGGATTTTATTACCTATTCTATGGAGAGTCAAGGTTTGATGCTGACAAAGATGTAGCCATTAGTGTAGCTACTTTGTTTTGGCAGAGGTCCAAAGACTTAATCTATTGGACTGAGCCTGTAGCAGTTGGCTTTGACAACATGACTCCCACCGGCCATGCAGTCGTAGAAACTGGTGGCAGGGTTTATATCACCAACAATGGTAAGGGATGGTCTAGAGCTGTAGCTACTACTGAATATGATATTAGTAACTATATTCCAGAGCTTTCTATGAGTATACCTAAGACACTCGAAGAGGGCTCTGCTAGCTTCACTGTGGCTAATCCCAATGGAATTAATGATTACCTGGAAGATTTATCAGATCATAGAATGACCATAGAAGTAGGTCTTAGGTCTGGTGATGGCACTTGGAATTATGAACAGTTTAATGACTGGTGGTTGCATCGTGCTAAGAAAGAAATGCAAGCACAGGTAAACCGTTTGACCGTAACAGCCTATGATATTACTAAAAGATTGAATAATCCGCTGAGGGATGTATTTAACTTCACGGGTAGAACATATTGGCATGATTGGGCAATTGGTAAAAGAAATAAACTATTCAATTACTACATTCGCGGCGGTAAATCATCAATGTATAAGTCTAGTTCTACTAGCTTATACCTAAAAGTTACTAGAATTAACCGAACTTATCTTTGCTTATACACCGGATGGAAAGGTCACAACGCAGACTTTAGTGTTAGGTTCCGTGGCGGGAAATTTATTTCAGGTGAAAAGTTTGGCTTAATCTACCGGTATAAGGATGGTAAGAACTACTACTGGGCCCATATTGATGGACAAACCCTCAGACTTCAAAGGCGCAGAAATAATGTAGCTGTTAATTTAGCAAGTTATAGTATTGGCAGTTATCTAAATAATCCAACTATTTCTGTATCTGTTAGATTTGGGTTTCATTTCATCTCTATCAATGGAGTTCTTAGAATCACCCATAATGAAACTGTTCAAAGTGTTAATCCCGGATATATTGGAATAAGGTACTACAGAGCTACTAAGACCGGAGACTTCGGTGCCGATAACTTCTCTATGCTTTCATGGG